TCATGCGGATGCATTGCCATAGCCCAGACATTCCAGCATAGCCTGTGCAGAAGAAAGTTTGGAAGCGTAGTCCAGGTGGGCATAGATGTTGGCGGTGGTGGAGAAGTCGCTGTGGCCCAGCCATTCCTGGATCTGCTTCATGGGAACGCCGTTTGCTAGAAGAAGGCTGGCACAACTATGGCGCAGATCGTGGAAGCGGATGGGGCGCAGACCGTTTTTCACCAGCAGCTTCGGGAACTGCTCGGAAACATAATTGGGGCGGAGGATGTTCCCGATCTCGTCCACACACAGATAGCCGAGATAGTCTGGATTGTAGCTGCTGCGGCACAGACGGCGGTAGGTCTCCTGCTGACCTTTCAGCTCTAGCAGACGGTCACGGATGGGCGGCACCAGAGGCAGGGTGCGCAGACTGGATTTGGTTTTTGCACGGTCGGCCTGAACAAGGACTTTTTTGCCGTCAATGGATGCCTGTGTGACGATACGTTTGACCTCCATTGTATTGGCTTCAAAGTCGATGGCATCCCATTTCAGCCCCAGCACTTCGCTGCGGCGCAGGCCGTAGAAGGATGCCAAAAGGACCGGCATCTCCAGTTTGGTTCCATATGCCGCCTCGGTCAGGGCGTGAATCTCTTCGGCAGTGTAGTAGCTGCCTTTGAAATCGTCCTTTTTTGGACGTTCGACCTTATCTGCCGGGTTTGAGGGGATCAGGTCGATCTTGACCGCATACTTCAAGGCTTTGTGGATATTTGCGTGATAATGGATCACGGTGTTTGGCTTGACCCGCTCCAGCTGCTTGGCGTAGAAATCCTGTAGATCGGTGGCTTTCAGCTCTACCAGCTTGATGCTGTGTTTGCGGAAATAGGGAACGATAATGTGCTCTACCATTCCCTGATAGCTTGCGTAGGTCGTGAGCTGGATCGTGCTTTTCGTGACGTCCAGCCATTTCAGCATGAAGTCGGCAAAAAGAATGTCCTCGTCTAAACGGATTTCGGCTACAGTGACTGGGGGGATAAAGTTCCTCCGACGTTCCTGCAAAAGAGCCTCGGCTTTCTTTTTGTTTTTCTTGACCGGTAGGCCCGTTGATTCCCACTTGGTCCTTCGCTTTCCGGTTTCATCCTTGTAACTCAGAACGATGTAATAGAAGTTGTTTTTTTCTTGCAGATGCCCTGCTACCATGGTGTCTCCTCCTGTTCTTGTGCATCCACTTGAATTTATGGAACTTCTGCTGCTGACACCACCAGTGTATAAAACAGCAGGAGAGAATGCAAGGATGTCACGTCTGCGCTATGTTGTCGGGTGCAAATGCGATCAGATAGGTTAAAAGATGCGCTTTGGGAATGCGGTAGAAGCGCCCGATCCTCAAATGCTGGACTTTTCCGCTCTTCAAAAGTGCATAGCCGGTTTTGGTGCTGATCCCCAATATCTTGCACATTTGTTCGATATTCAGGACATCCGGGTAATCCCGAAGCATGATACGGTAGGCATCACACGGATGCAGAGTTTTTTCTGGCAACGGTCGATCCCTCCTGTATTGCATGGGGCGTGCATTCCTGTTCCAGGGCCAGGCTGCATTTTAGGGCATTCTCGATTTGCTGCATTTCCTGGTCAGTGGTCATCCCCATAAAATTGCAGATGCGCTCCTTATCAATGGTGAAGATCTGCTCCAACAGCACGATCGATGGACAGCGGAACGCAGGGTTTTTGTCCACGAGGACATGGGTGGGCTGAGTTGGCTTTTTGGAGATCTTTGAGGTCACAGCTGCAACGATCACGGTGGGGGAAAATCTGTTTCCTATATTATTTTGCAAAACAATAACAGGGCGTTTTCCTCCTTGCTCGGAGCCACTGTGCGGGTCGAGGTCTGCAAAATAGATCTCACCACGGTGGATGTTCAGACTTTTCAGCGGCTTGTCCCCCTTTTTATGTAGGCAAAAGCAGCCCCTATGGGCGGCCTTTGCAGTGAGAAGAACCCCCCTAGGACTGGGAAAGTAGCATTACGGCTTGATAGGCAGGTTGCGGCGGCGGCTGGCACCGTTGTAGGTGCGCAGGATCAGCACCATATACTTGTGGCGAACGGTGCCGCTCAGGGATTTTTCATCCCGTACCAGGGTCATGGGGTGGACGGTGTGCAGACGTTTAACCAGACGCTCCGGGTCATACTCTCCCTGATAGAGGGCCACAAAACGCATCATTCCTTGAAGGATACCGGAGCGGAGAGAATCCGGGTCTCCCTCCCATCCTCTTGCCAGCATGGTCAGAGCTTCTTTGTAGAGGTCTGCGCCATAGGTCTTGTACTCCTTGAAGGCGGTGCGGATGCAGATGATCTTCCATGGGGCGCGGTAGCTGTCCAGACCCAGCTGCAAGCCGGTGCTTTCGGTGGCGTTCAGGAATGCAATGGCTTCGGCGTCCTTGCCAAACAAAGCCGCACGCAGCTTTGCGCCGGCGGTCAGAGGTGCGGAAACGCCGGTCTGCCGGGAAAAGAGGATGGCTTCTTCCTCCTGCGTCAGCCCATAGTACACCTTGCAGATGATGGGGAGGTCTGCACCTCCATTCATGGATTTGCGGGTCATGAGGGTGTGCTGCCCATCAAAAACGTAGTAGTGACCATCCCGGTAGCTGACCTTGGGAGGGTTGGCGATCCATTCGGTGAACTCTGCGGACATCCGCTCAATGTTCGGGATGCTCAGTTCCCTCTGGTATTCGGCAGGGATCTCCAGATAGGCGCTGTTGAGGACCTTCTCCTCATACGGCCGCTGCGCAAAGAGCGCATCAATAACGGCTTCGTCGGTGATCTCAGGCATGGTGCAAAGGCAGTTCAAATGGCTCATATCGTATCCTCCAATCTTTGCAGATAGTCTTTGACCTTCTGGATCGTTCTCTTTACCACAGCACGATTGCCTGCATCGGTCAGAAGGTCGGGATAGTCCCGAAAAACACTCTCCCAGCGTCGGATCATACTATTGACGGCACCGGATACTTCGCAGAGCATGGCCGCTCCGTCCGCAAGCTGTTTGGCATGGTAGCGCCCATTTGCGATCTCAAGAATCTGCTGGCGGTCAGCTTTCAACGATTCCCCTGCTTTTGGTGGAAAAGTCGGCTCAGATGGAGCTGGAGCGGATGTTGCATCTTCATCAGATGTACCGGCATCGGACAGCGGTGTGGTTGTGGCTGGGGGAGATTTCTGTTTTTGTGACGGCGGCTCTTTGGCTTTGCAGATTGCAGCGACCAGCGCCGCACGGTCTTCCGGAGGGGCACGGGCAACGGATGCGATCTCAGAGGCGGTAGGTTTGACCTCGCCGGAAAGCACTTTTTTCCGTGTGCCAGGAACGGCTTCTTCGGCGGCGTCTACACCTTTGGAAAACTGTTCTGCACGAAGTACTGTGTTCTTGCTAATGCCGTTTTCAGCGGCAATTTTTTTACAAGTTGTTCGGCTGTTACCCAAATCCCCATTTTGGGAATTTGGGCTAAATGTGCCGTTTGAACTACGGCTGTTTCCGTGATCTCCCCCTAGCTTCATTTTCTCAGCCTCATACTGTTTTCCGATAAGGTACTTCTTTTGTTCCGGGGTGAGGTTGCGCCGCCCCAGCTGATTCTTGCAGATCCAGATGATCGCTTCATAGCGGCTGGCGAACTCTTTCTCGTGGATGGTAAAAGGGATCTCTGGGTGCTTCTTGGCGATCGTGTAACGGTTGTGCCCATCTACGATCAGGCCCTCCCATACAATGATAGGGTTGAGGATGCGTCCATCCCGTAGAATGTTTGCTTCCAGCTGGTTCAGTTCTTCAAATGTAAGGGGTGGGATCTTGCTCTGAAATTCCGGGTCGGTCTTAAGCACATTCGGATTCATCGTCAAAGCGTCCTTTCTTAAAGGAGGTGGCTTTCGGGCTGGTGGGCTGGATGTAGTAGTCGTAGCCGAAGTTTGTCTGGCAGTAGGTGCAAGGCTCTTTGGTGAATTGCCAGGGATCGGCACGGCGGACACGGATGCCGCGGGTGTTCCGAAATGCATTCAGGCAGCGGGGGCAGAGGGTGGTCAGGGTCGATTCATCGGTGAAAGTACGGCTCATAGAAAACACCTCCGTGTCGTTGAGATGAATGTTCGATATGGAAAAGCCCACGGCCCGGATTCAGGAGAATCACGGTGGTGGGCTTTGAAAGATTTGCGTTAAGTTCCCACCCTATTTGTCCTCGACGCCCGGTGGGGTTGGAATGCACTCTGGTTCCCGGAGTTTCACCGGTCTCATTGGCGTTTCAGCCACCCCGCCTTCTTTGTGGCCGGGCCGCGAGTTACGGAAGTTTCATTGTTTTGTCCAGAGGAATGATATTCAGTTTTCAAGGTACGGCTCCCAGTTTGGGGCTTTGCCCTGTCTGGGGAATGCCCTGGCTGTGAATGTATGATACCGCAGAATTTTTCCCGTCGGAACTCTCTTGCAGGGAGCCTTTGGTTCCCTCTAAGAGAACCTTGTTACAGTTCTTTCTTTATGCGTTCTAAAATTTCGATCGCAGCGTTCAGTTCGGAGGCAGCCTTGCTGGTGCTTTGTGTTTTTCCCAAAAGGAGATAGTCCAGTGATACATCAAAAAATGCAGAGATCTCGATAACAAGATCAATAGAAAACAGCCTTCTGGCGTGCTCCAGCGCTTTTACATGATTCAGGCTGATATTGAGCTGCTCAGCAAGCTGCATTTGTGTGAGGTTTTTGCTTTCGCGCAAAGCTTTCATTCTCTTTCCGCATTCCACAGGATCAAAGCGCATGGGTTTACCCTCCAGATCTTGACGTGTGAATGAACGTGCAAAATCTGGCGCTCAGGGATATCGGGCGATGTACGTCTCCCAGCCTCGGCGCATACGTCACTCCCAAAGGGGCGACGGAAGCAGATCCCGAAACGCAAAAAAGACCGGCAGACAGCCGCAATTTCTCTAAAGAAATCGCTTCCGTCTGCCGGTCTCGTCCGGCCTATAGCCGGTCCAGTCCTATCTGACAAACTCTTGACTCCTGAATTCCGTCCCTGAGGGCTAAACCCAATCCGACGCAGATACAATATGTCTCATGCAATATTCAGTTTGAATGGGTCTCAGGCAAACTCCTCAAAATAGAGGGATGCCCTTGTGACGGATATTTTGTTCTTTTCCATCTGGATGACCCAGTGCCGGTTGCACTTGGAACATTTTTGCAAACCGGTGACGATGATCTTTCCACACATGAGGCGGGTGCCGCATCGGGGACAGGTAGAAATGTACAGCTCGGATCGAAAATCGTTCTGCATAAGGACCTCCTTTTCATGTGAGAAAGATCTGCGGTGAAAATAATAAAAAAGACCGCAAACGACTCTTCTGTATATTCCAAATAGGGATATGGGAAGCTTCGTTTGAGGTCTTTGTGTCCATTATTTTACTTGTTGGGTTCTTTGGGAGGAGTTTCATGATCCGGCTGGGGATAGTTACAAACGGGACGCTCGGGCTGATATACGCCTCCCATGCAAGAAGGAGGCCAGCCAAATCGCTCGAGAACAATGGCGCGGTTCAGGATTTCCTTTCCGATGTTATTCAACAGCTTCATACAAAAAACCTCCATGCTTCTGTTTAATTTTCTCGGCCACTATAAGCAGTATACTGACTAGTATGCCATTAAAACTAAAAATCAGTACCTGAGGGAACCCAAGCTGGACAGAAATGACTTGTATGATTGTAATACAGACAAGTGTGAAATTCTTTTTTTTCCGGTTTGAAGATATGATTTCTTGTTCAAAGTGTAGTTGCGGCGGATAAATAGGGTTGGTTCTAAATGCAGCTAGAATCAATAGAATATCAAGTGTCCACATGGTGAGCGAATTTATGCGCATCAGAACAGGGGCGAATATATAAAGAACAATGAAGGTTGTTACTGTTGTCAGCAGAATACACATCCAATTATAAGGAGCATGCCATCCACCCATTCGCCGACGCAAAAAATACATTGTTGCCATAAAAACAAGCGTGTTGAAATATTGATTGGAAATAATGCAACAAATCGACAGGATCAGAAGAAAACAGAATTGAAGAAGTTTTTTTTCAACTACATAAAGACACCAGGTGTAATTGTTTTCTTCGACCCAATTGTGCCGGAAAAACCATTCGGTCAATCGGCGGGAAATGCTATGAAGCATCTGTTTTATACCTCTCTTTGGACAGTATATAACACATTTTTAGAACTATATGTAGATTTTGCAGTGAGATTGGCTATTTTTGCAGTGAAATCGGTATACGCTTATGAAAGAGTTTCAGGAATTTGGGCAGAGAAGCAAAATAGGCTCGAATCTTCTTTATAGGCTATGGCAAAAACGGCCTTATAACGATTTAGAATTGCAGCAACATTCTTCAATCCGTAGCCGTGTTCTTCGGATCGTTTGGAAGGCAGCACAACTTGATTGTCTAAAACTTTTACAGGAAATGCGGTCGTATTTTCAATATAAAGAAAACTGCTCTCTTCTTCTACTTTCATCACAAGGGTTATTTTTTTACTTTTATCATCTGTGATCTTCTCACAAGCTTCAATGGCGTTGTCAACCAAATTAGAGAGGACAACAACAAGATGCTCATCTTTCAGTCCAAAACAGGTGAGATCATCCAATTGAAATAAGAAGTGAACCCCTTTTGACTGCGCGATATGGTATTTCTGACTCAAAAGCACATCTACAACCAGCCTGCCCGTCTTAACGATCAGTGAAGTGCTCATACTATCTTTCATGACCGTTTGAATATAGGGCAACAATTCGCCATGAGGAGCTTCGCATTCTGCCAAGCCGTAAATGATGCTGAGTTGATTTTGAAAATCATGGGTCATTTTTCGCTGGTTCTTATAGGCGGTTGCCCAAGCTTCAACAATATCGTTTTGATATTTGATGTTTTGTGTCAAAACTGTATTATCTTGGATAAGCTGCTGTTCTCGATCCAAATAATTTAGCGTAACAAATGCAAAAGCATTCATTATAAACAAAGCAATTGTGCAGAATAAGATTTCTCTTGCAGCAAAAGGAACGATCCAATATAAATGCCACAAGAAAACGGAAATAAACATAGAGACAATGGGCAAAACAAAAATTTTCAACCAGTGTTTCCATGTGGTGTGATGAAAATAAAATCGCTGTTTTACAGCTGATTTGAAAATCGTAAATAGCAATATTTCAAAGATCTTTGCAATATAACAAATCAGATAGTATCCATATGGGTCACGATACAATTCTTGCATGGTGATATTTTTCAGAATTGTAATGGCCATAAAAAAGAAATTGTCGGCAATGTTTATAAATGATGAAAACAAAACTGAAATTGCGATACATTTTATCGAAGGAACACGGTATATTACAACGAGCCAAAGCGAGTCAACACAAGTGAGAAGCACCAGCTTAAAAAGCACATTTGACTCTGAAATCGCCAGGCAAATAAAGTTCAGACCCGTCAACACAACGGTAGAGAGTATAAATTTACTTGAGGTGATCTTTTTCTGAAAGAAAGCGCCGGAAAAAACCATAAAAGCTAAAACTTCGATAAATACTACAAAATAGTTTAAGAGGAGGGATAGTTCATAACTCATAAGCGGCGGCCTTTCCACATAAGATACTCTGCACAGATTGCTTTGTAATCTTTTTCAGAGACCTTTAAGATCTCGCCATTTCGTAATTGCGCTGTATATCCTGAAATTTTGCTGATATAAGACATATTAACGAGAAAACTTTTTTGCAGGCGAATAAAGCCTTTTCCAGACAACCGTTCGGTATAATCGTTCATTTTTCCACGGCACTCTAATACAGGGGAAGCAGCTTCTGTTGTGTGTAATAAAACACGACGATAGGGAGTACCCTCAACGTATAAAATGTCTCGTAAGGGAATTTCAATCTGAAGGTTTTTTGAGTCAACCACGATCGTTTCCTTGCCGTCCAAGAGTTTGTCTTGAATCGCATCCAGACAGGAGTCAAGCTCTTCTATATAGTTTTCTTTCAAAATATAACGGAAAGCACTAACTTTATATCCACTGGGGGCAAATTGCAAAAAGGCCGTTATAAATACCAATATAAGGTCAGGGTAGTGCTGACGGATTTGAGAGGCAACCTCCAGGCCGTTCATCTCTGGCATATCAATATCCAAAAATACAGCGTGCAGAGTGCCAAGATTAGAATTTAGCAGATCTTGCGAATGGGAGAAAATATGGCAGTTCAAAGCCCAATCTCGTTTTGCAAACCCCATACTGATTTTCTGATATAATTGATCAGAGAATCGCAGATCATTATCAAGAATAGCAATTCTCATAAGCGACACGCACCTTTCGACTTGCCTTTTTCTTTTTACCATACAGCTATTTGCCTCACTCTGTCAATGATTTTTTAAGATGTGCTTATCTTTAGCACAATTAAAGCTTGGATTTATGCTAAAGTCAAGAAAAGTTCTGATGATTAGCATAAAATGAGGCGTGCCTATGAAAATCTATGATTTTAATGGCAAGAAAAATATTAGCGGAGAACGCATTCGAGAAGCTCGAATCAAGATGCATCTATCACAGAAAGCGTTGGCTGTACGGTTAAAGCTGGAAGGAGTGGAATTAGAAAGAGACTGTATCAGTAGAATTGAGATCGGCACTCGCTTTGTTGCTGATTATGAGATAAAGATGATAGCAAAGACGTTGAATGTTTCCGTTTTGTGGCTCTTAGGGATCGAGTGGACCTTGGTGAATGAACCAAGGTCACTTTTGTTATATATGCGTTGATTTACCAGAAGTGGCGCAGCAAGAAGCCGCGTTTTTGGGGATCTTTTTTTGTGTAGAGGAGGCCACAGCTGCCACAATTCCCTTTTTCACTGCACAAAAGCCTGTTTGTACTGAAAAATGCCAAATTCATCTCTCAACAGTGCTAATATAAAGACGACCAAAGCGCTGGAATAAGGGCTGCCAGACAAAAGTTGTTCACAGGAGGGATTAAAATGCACCTAAAGGAATCTGCCTACAACTTCATTTATGATGACCTGGGCAAAGATCAGATTGTATTTTACAACTCACGCACTGGTGCACTGGCAGTAGTGCATGAAGATCAGTATAAGCAGTATAAGGGGTTTCAGGAGAAAGGAAAAGAAATTGAGGATGCGGAGTTCCTCAAGAATCTTTTGAAATGCGGATATCTGCTTCCAGCAGAAGTGGACGAGAAGTTCCTAATCAAAACCAATATGATGCAGGGGCGGTATAACAAGAATTTGCTATCCTTAACTATTGCACCTACGATGGCGTGTAATTTCAGATGCATTTATTGTTTTGAGAAAGGGCATTATGGCAATTCCCTGATGGATGGGGAAACACAAATTGCATTGATGAACTTTATCAAATCCCACTTGGATGGAGTGAAAAACATTAATGTTACTTGGTTTGGTGGAGAACCTCTTTTGGGAATGTCTGTCATCGAAAGCCTGTCCGAACAGATTATAGCTTTGTGTGAAGAGAAAGAGCTTCAATACCAAGCGGGAATTATTACAAATGGGTATCTTTTGACGCCGGAAAATGCAGAAAAGCTGAAAAAATATAATGTACGATATGCACAAGTTACTGTGGATGGACCAAAAGAAATTCATAATGAACGGCGTCCAACGGTTAATGGACAGGGAACATACGATGTTATTATGAATAATCTAAAAAGTATCTGTGGTATCTTACATGTGCATCTAAGAATCAACGTCGATATTAAAAATATCGAATTAGCCAACGAGGTAGTATCTCATTTGAAGCAAGAAAACATGTTGGAATACATCCACCCCTATCTCGGGCTGGTTATTCCATACAATGGAACGTATGAGGCTGATAAATGTCTTACAAATGAACTCTATTCAAAATACAACTTGTATTTTATGAAGAAAAACAATATTCCGTTTCAAACAACATATCCGAGACCTCGTGGCAATCACTGCGTTTCTGATTTCTATAACGGGTGGGTCGTTGATGAAAAAGGATATTTGTATAAGTGCTGGAACGATATTGGTGAGATTTCAAAAGCAGTCGGGAATATCAACTTTGGAGAAAATAGTCTGCAAAGCACAAAATTGATTTCCGAATATTCATCTTGCGATTTCTTTGAAGATCCCAAGTGCAAAGAATGCAAGCTGTTGCCGGTGTGTATGGGAGGCTGCCCCCATAGTCGTGTGGAAGGTAAAACAATTTGTCATCAATTGAATTTTCGCATGAAGGACTACCTTATTGAATATACACGAACCCTTGTTTCCACAACATAATGTCTGAACAAAGCTCAAATATTAAAGGGAGGTAATAATATGCCTGTATCGCGATTCTTGATTCCCTTGGTTTCTACTGTTTGGATCTTTAGTGTGATGGGGGGGATGGGAATGCATGTATTGGCAGAGCAACCCACAGAAGTACAGGCGGTAAGGCGACAGTTTTCAACATTGGAGGAAGTGACCGCTGTCCAAGTCCAGGAGGAGGGGTCGACGGTCCGCTTCCTACCGGGGGAGGGAGAGGAAGTCTGCGTCCGCTATGCGGATACGACAGCGGAAGCACTGTACGAGATTCAGGTCGAGAACGGCACCCTGGTCGTCCAAAAATTAAAAGCCCCACCCCCGAAAGTTGTCACCATCAACGGAACGATTATGCAGTTTGAGGTGGACAGCGCCTATGACCTGGAGATTGTCCTGCCCCAGCGTCAGTATAAGTCGATCGTTGTAGAAAATCCGTCCGGAGGCAATGTAGAGATGGATTCTATTACAGCCAAGGAAATCTGCACTGAGTTAAAAAATGGATCTTCGGTGTTTTCAAAAACACAGTCTGACAGAATAAAATCAGAAATTGAAAACGGCTCCGTAGTGTTCGAACATCCAACTTCCTCTCAATACGATTGCGCGGTGAAGAACGGAGAGATCAAGGGAGATGTTGTAGGCAGGTATGAGGATTACACGGTAAAGGCTAGGGTCAAAAATGGTTCTTGTATGTTGAAATCTCGCTTGGATGCTGCGAATCAACACGCAATGAATCTCTACGTGGAGAATGGTCGAATCGAAGTCCATTTTAAAAATTAATGATGGATGAGAATAGCATCGGTAGATGCATGCTAATATTGATGTTATCTCTAATATTATAATCGAAAGGAGAACAGTATGAACATTTTAATTCCTCCCATTGTTAACATGCCGAGAGTATGCGATGAATGTCCTGAGGATTTGTGTCTCATTGGATACACACCGCCTTGCCCGAGTCAGTGTTACGATTTTGATTTTACGTGCGAGCCGATTTACAATTCGTATGAGTGTTCAGGCACATTTACCATGAGCTGACACAATTATATGAGCAAGGGCATTGTGATTCTTTTGGGAATTCTCTCCATAGGGTTGCAATGCTCTTGCTTTTTATGATATTGATTGGTGATAAAAATGTTTTGCTTTTTAATGAGTAAAATCAAGGAGGTTAGGCGAGAAGCGATTGCCTATCTTTCAATCACATTGTTTTTATGGCTTATTGGAATATTGACTCCATACATATCTGGACTTTATATTGATTTTCTGATTACAGAGATATCTTTTAAATTGCTTATTTGGTTTGTCGTAGTTATCGCTGTTATTGGAAGTCTGCAAATGTTCTGTCGATATTTTATGTCGGTGGCATCAACAAAATTCAATCAGAAGCTAGTTGCAAGTATCAGTAGTAATATCTATCAAAAAATTTTTAACTCAAGATACAGCGAGTATACGAATGTTGATAATGCTTATTATATAGATCAAATCAACAAAGATACTTCTACACTTGTAACTTTTTTCTCTGCCAACATACTAAGCTTTTTCTTTCAAATTGCGACAATTATTATTAGTGCTATAATTGTGCTAAGAGCAGATAAATTGCTTTGTATGATTGTTTTCTCTGTGATACCGGTATATATTATTACATTTCTCTGGAATCAGAAGGGATTGTATATCTCTCGGAGGATACAAAAAGAAAAATCGAATGAGTTTTTTTCACGCTGTTCAGAACAGATTAATAAGTTTGAATATATTAAAAGAAACACCTTGAATATTGAGATGAAAAGTCGATTTCAAGAAGCTTTTGATAAAATGATGGGATCATCGATACATGCAATCAAAGTAAGCTACGTATTTACAAATTTAAATCAATTTGTAGTTTTATTGATTTATGTGTGCATTGTCGGGATTGGCGGCTACAAAGTAAGTACAGGTAGTCTTAGTGTTGGTTTCTTTTCCATAATAAACACGTATTTCAATATGATTATCAGCTCAATTTCATACTTTATTGGATTGGCTGGAAGTTATCAGGATGCCAAAATATCTTTTCAACGTATTGAAAAGATTTTGAAATCACCCGACGAGGAAAAAGGGGAACAGGGGATCGATTCGATTCAAAAAGTTGAATGCAAAGACTTTTCTCTCCGGCATGGAAGCCATATGCTCTTGGATCATTGCAGCATTACATTTTATCGAGGAAGAATTTATGGTCTGTACGGCCAGAATGGAACTGGCAAGACAACTTTTTTGAACGCCCTTATCGGTCTTTTTTCGGGAGAAACGTCTGGAATCGTTTCCTATAACGGAATTGCGATCGATCGGCTCAATATGCCATTGCTCCGGCGGCAGAAAATTTCCTATGTTGAACAAACTCCAGTCATGTTGAATATGTCGGTCAAGGCATTTTTGAATTTTGGAATTGAGCAAAGCCAATCTGTCGCAGAGACACAAAAAATGCTCATAGAAATGCTGGAAATAGACGATCTTCTGACAAAAGACATCAATGAAAACGGCAACAATCTTTCAGGGGGAGAAAAACAAAAGCTGTCAATTGTAAGAGCATTAAGTAAAGAAAGCTTTTTGATCCTGTTGGATGAGCCGACTTCTGCTCTTGACAAAGATAGCATTGAAAAGCTGATGACGCTGCTCAAACAAAGGAAAATGCAGGCGATCATTTTATTGGTTTCACATGATCAGAAGGTATTGGAACAATGTGATGAGGTAATCGATATTTCCGATCTTCGAGGCAACTAGAGGAAAACGAGGTGGCAAGCAGTGCATCCTGGTACCAGGCTGCGATTTTTGAAACCAGGCCGGGGGCCTGTTTTCAAAATGCTTGTTGGGACTTCTCCCAAACCCTGATGTACCGCTGCTGTAAGCAGCGGGCGGCGCATTCTGGTTTGAATGCTGATTCTGTAAAGAACGATGTGGTCTGTGTAGAGAGAAGATGGGAAAGCACAGACAAGCGTGTCGGCATATATTACAAAATTATCTGCATTCATGACGATAAAATGGATTTTATTGACAGGACGGTGTATACTGTAAATATAAATAATTCCCATAAATCACCATAAAAAGAAGATATAAACCAAGAGGGAAAGGGGGAGCACCCATGCAGACGGTGGGAGCTTGCAGATGAGCCGGTGATCAGTTGAGGTTTGTTTATGAAATTTACTGTACCGGAGATATTAACAGTTGTACTAATAGCAACGGTTATAGTAATTTCCTTGTTTATGCTTGCGAAGTACCTTATCCGTTATGCTGTAAAATTTTATACCGAAATAAAAGGAGATGACTTAAAATGACATTAACGAAGCGCTTTGTTTCACTGTGCGTAGCATTGGCTTTGATGTTTTCGATGCTGACCATCAATGCGGCAGCCGCAAACGCTAGCAATGGATTAAATATTTCCTATCGGATGGATGGGGAAAATGTTGTTGAAACAATTGTTTTCCCTGACGCAACGATGATTCGTACAATTGCTCCAAACGGAGTGATGACGATTAAAACAATAGAAGACGGCTCGGTTTCGACATCAGAACTAAAAGCGGATTATAAGTTGTACAAGAAGATTTACGAATCGCAGTATAGCGTTGTTCCAGCGGGGTCAGAGATAACGGGTTCGCAATACAAACATCGTTATGTTGGCACACCTGGTCCTGTAACAATCACAAGACAGGAAATTATTCAATGCCGCACTGCCGCATCACTTGCTAAAGTAATTCTTGGAAAAAGTAGTATATCAGCATTCGTCGCATTTTCTGTTGCCGAATATATGCTAAAAAAAGCTGTTGATACCTCAACATATGAAAGAGTAGTGGTTAATAGCCTTACATATGAGGTGTTGTTTGTTCACGATAATTCTTATTATACGCATTGCTACCATCAGACTTTGTCGTACTATAATAGTGGAGCATCTACGCCTTTTTTGACAGAGACTGATTACTACCAAGCTGTTGGTGGTTAAGATTTGAAGGTATAGAAAATGAAAAAGACACTCTATACGTTTTTGGTTTGGGATCTTCTGCTGTTTGCAATGGGGTTAAGTGAGCTTATCTTTTACAGAGACCTCACGCTCAGAGAAGGCGCCGTCGTAAGCTGGACACAGCCAGCGCTCGTGAGCCTTACCTCGTTTTTGATCCTAATCTCCATCTATTATGGGCTGTATCAACTTTTCTTTGGGAAAAGGTTCTGCATGAAAACCGAGATGGACGCAGAAGAACTCGAAGCGTTCCGGTCGCAGACCTTGAATTTCCTGAAAAAAGAGAAGATCGATCCCGGCCGGTTACAGAAACACCTGCGGTATCTGATCGCCGCCGAGAGCATCCTGTGGGGGATCTTTCTTGTTTATCTGTTCGTTTCAGAGACCATGGGAGGCTGATGCCTCCAGGACGGCGTACAAAGGTTCCCCAATCTCACTGCCAAAAGTTTCAGTGGAACTCCAAAATAATCTTCTGTCTGGTCAAATCATAGCAATTCGACTTTTTAATGCAACAGCAACAGCGTTGAATTGCATATCGCAAATATACTGTTTGAATGTTGCGCTAATTTCTTGACCTGCGATAATAAGATCATTCGGGGAATCCCGCAGTAAAGAACGCCGAGCGTTTTGAATGAAGTTGGAATCAAGGAAGGTGATTCCCATGCAGAAGAATAGTTCTCTTTGATTTTATAAAGGAGCGACTTTTATGAAAAAAGTTGGAGTTGTTTTATTTGTAGCAGTAGTAGTATCGTTGATTTTGCTGATTATCGGAAGTATGATCGGTATTTTGCCGCAGCCGATTTTCAGTGTTAGTATGTCAACGATTGGAGTGCTCTACATCATAGGAATTGCTGTTATCATTAGTGCAGTGATAATGCTTTTTACCAAAAACAGGAAGTGAGGAGATGCTTATAAGAAAAAACCTTTTCAAAAGAATAACTTCGATTATTGCCGCTTTTGTAATGTGTGTGGGAGTAATGCAACCACACGCATTTGCAATGGCAGAGAAGCCGTATGCAGTTGGGAATAATGGGAAAGTCTCTTTTTATAATCTTGACCAACTTCAGGATGAAGAAAGCGTCACTCATAAATTCATTGATAAAAATGGGAATGAAGCAAGTATTTCGATTAAACGAGTATCAGGGGCAGCACGAACAGCTGGGTCTTGGTTGGTCAGCATGGATACAACCACCATTGATGCTGAATATTATGTAGACCTAGTGAGTATGGCTAAACAGGATAACTATAAGAAAGAGAGGACCGAAACGGCCCTCTTTTTTCATTTTTCGGATTTTGGGATGCGCGGGTATATCTCAATGGTGAAACCATCAGGACTTTTTTTACGCTTCTCGTTTAGCTTCTGGTAGACGACCTTTTCGAGCACCTCTTTTAGGAGAGCATTTTTCTCCTCGGCCGTTTCGAGCAGCGGGTACACGTCGAGCAAATTCTTAACCTTAGGGATGATGTCACGGCGGCTGGTCTCCCGGAGCTTCTCCTCGGTCAACTCACGGGAGCAGCGGGTGACGCTATCCTTTGCAGCAGCGATTTTGTCGGAGAGCATTCGGGAGCGGGACAGAAAGGTGTCTGTGTCGTAGACGCCCTGCTCGAGGAAATCGTGGGTACGTTCGAGCTGCTGCTGCAATTTGCGGAGCTCGGCCTCCGCGCTGGCGAGAGCTTTTTCCCGGACGCCGACAGACGACACGGAGGACGACGCGGCAGCGGAGCTCCACTCGAGCTCATACCCTTTCATCCACTCGGAGAGACCCTGTATGACACGCTCCTCGACGATTGGGAGATAGCTAGAGCAATTCGGGCAGCCGCGACGAGGACAGCGCACGACCGGCATATCTGGATGGACAGGGTTTATCATCCGCATCATCTGCCTGCCGCACTCGGAGCAGACGAGCAGACCGGCCAGAGGATTCCGGACAACCTTTTCTTTGTGCGTGGAAGTATTCTCGCTCCGGGTGAGCTTATCGTTTGCGAGCTCAAATGTTTCTTTCGGAATGAGCGGAGGGTGAATGCCTTTGAATACGCACTCTTTCTCTGGGTCGGCAGGACCGCGCACAGAAACGACCTTGCCGTCAACCACTTTCTTCTTCGTCTCACGGCTGCCCCAGCGCACCATGCCGATGTACGTCGGATTCTTGATGATTCCGCGAATGGTGATTCTTGCCCATTGCGAACCGGACGGAGACGGGATGTGCATATCGTTGAGCCTCGTGGCGATTGAACCCAAAGACAGCGGGCGAGCGGAACCATCCTCGTCCTGCAAACCGACCGTGTACAGGTCGAAAATCATACGAACTATTGCGGCCTGCTCCTCGATGGGCTCGAGTGAGCAGCCCTTTTCGTTTTTGAGCTTTACCCGACGATAACCAAAGGGAGCTAGACCGGACGGCCATTTGCCCTCTTTGGCGGAGGCGAGGCGACCGCGCTGCAACCGGCGGTTGATGATTTTGTACTCGCGGCGGCTCATAAACAGGCCGAACTCGAAATACTCCTCGTCAAACTCGTTGTCAGGGTCATACGTTTTTATAGGGGTTATTATTTTTGTCCCGGAGAACTTGAATGTCTGCGCGATGATGCCTTGGTCGATGGTGTCGCCGCGCGCCAGACGCTCGACCTCCATGACAAGGACACCGGACCAGACGCCCTGTTCAACCTCGGAGAGAACCCGTTGCATCATTGGGCGGGCAGCGATGGTGTCACCAGAGACGACCTCACGGTAAATATCGGTCACGTTGAGATGCTGCCTTTTCGCCAGCTCGAGCAGAGTGTGCTCGTGCCGGGAGAGCGTTTCGCCCTCGCCGTGCGCTTCGGCCTCGAGGTCGGAACGAGACTTGCGCAGGTATATGAGATACTGCTCCATGATGACCTCCAAACAAAAAAGGCCCGCGCCGGAGCGCAGGCCAATAGGTTACTTGTTGCTGTCTTTTAAGGCCGCAACATCGGCCTGCAAGAGGCTATCCAGAATAGAGGCGGTCTTGGCCTTGAGCGTGTTCTGCTTCTCCATAATCTGCGGGAAAGCATCTGCCAGGTCTCCCCCGCAATCAGCGAGGATGCTCTTTATCTCGCCGCGACCGGTTTGCAGCTCAGAGAACAGCTCACGATACAGGGCCATCTCTGCTGCGTTCTGCGCGTTCATGCACCGGGAGAGCAGCACATAGACCGAATCGAACGTCGAGGAGACGACGGCGCGGAGCTCTTTCGGGAGGGCGTCATATCTTCGCTTGAAATTTGCATTGTCCTGACGGAACGCCTCGTTACCGTGGGCGCGCTCATCCTCGCGGCCCAGCAGATAGTCAGTGGTTACCCCGAAATAGTCTGCCATCTGGCAGAGCAGGGCGAAATCTGGCTCTTTGCCCTCGGTCTCGTAGCCGGAGACCGTAGTGCGCTGCTTACCACAGAGGCGGGCAAACTCGGCCTGCGTCAAATCTTTCTCCTTGCGGAGCGCGACCAACCGTTCAGAAAACTTATCCATACAGACGTACCTCCCTAAGACTTTTATATTGTATCACAAAAATCCCCTCACGGGGACAAATGACGCTAATTGCGTCATAAATAGCAAAAATTTCTGAAAAAAACTTGACTTTGACCCAATTAGGGACTATAATAGACCACAGAAAGACCCCAAAAGGGTCACACAGAAAGGAGGAGACAGGCGGAATGCGGAAAAAGCTGCAAACGCTCCGAGAGGGCGCAGGCTATACCCAGCAGACTTTCAGCGAGCGACTGGGCGTGAGCCGGAGCCACTACGCACAGATTGAGAGCGGAGACAAGAATCCGTCCCTCAAGCTGAGCCTGAAAATCAAGCAGGCCCTCGGCTATCCCTACGACGACCTTTTTTTTAACCCGAAGCGACCCGTTTCGCGTCATTGATGCGAAATAATGACGCCAAAAGCAAACATTTGGCGTTTCCTTGTAAATATTTTAACCGAAAGGAGGCACGGGATAAATGCCTAAAATGGCAACGAAAGCCGCAGATAACGTGTTCTACAAGGCACGAATCGCAGCGGCATCGTGGAACGACCGGTTAGGCAGCAGAGAGGGTGCGTCAGAGGTGACCGGCATCGACCGGACGCGGCTCGCCAACATCGAGCTCGGAACCATCAACCCGCACCCGGAGGAAGTCCTGATGCTGTCGGACACCTACAACGCGCCGGAGCTGCAAAACCATTTCTGCTCGCACCTCTGCCCGCTCGGCATCGGGACGATTTCACCGATTGAACTGGAAGAGCTCGAGCGGGTCACATTGCAGCTCATTTCGGCAATGAAGTCGTTACCGGAGGTCAAGGACGGAATCATCGACATCGCAGCCGACGGCGTCATCGACGCGAAAGAAAAGCCGCGCATGGAGCAGTACCTCGAGGTACTCGACGAGATAACGAACAAGGCTCAGACCTTGAAGCTCATTTACAGAAAGCAATTCGGAAAACAGGAGGTGTAAAAAGTGTTGGAGGCGAAGCAGAGCGGGAACGTCGTGGAGGACTTCACCATCGGGAACACCCGAATCAAGATTTGCGACGACTTCTGCCGGACCCGGACGAGCGGAGAGGTCAAAGAAATCCTCAACCGCGTCGCACGGAGGACGGTCGGCTCGCTCACGGCAGCCGCCACACCTGATTATGGATGCGCTTAAAAGAAAGATGGAGATTGCGGCCGTTGTGTTTTTCTGCACAGTCACCGCACTTATTGCGGCTTACTCCTGCGCGACGACGGCCGCAGCAAACCTCGCACAGCAGACAGCGGCAGCACCGGCAACGGAATATGTGACGCTCGCCTACATGGAGGTGCAGCCAGAGGCCGAACAGGAGCCGGAGCTCCTCTACGACGTACCCATGAGCGACGAGCTGCAACGGTGCGTCCGGGAGCAGGCGGAGCGGCAGGGCGTCCCGTTTGAAATCGCCATCGCCGTCATCGAGCGGGAGAGCAGCTACCAGCCGGATGCGGTCAGCGACACCGGAGACTTCGGCCTTATGCAGATTAACATCTGCAATCACCGCTGGCTCTACGAAGAACTCGGAATTACGGATGTGATGGACCCGGAGCAGAACATCGAGGCTGGCTTATACATCCTCGGGCGGGCGTTCCAAAAGTACGACGACCCGGACAAGGCTCTCATGGCCTACAACATGGGCGACAGCGGCATGAAATCAGCGTGGAGCAAGGGCCAGCACAGCAGCAAATACAGCCGCGCAGTCATTGAGACGGCGCAGGCCCTCAAGAGAAAGGAGCACTAAATGGATTGGAAGATTCACAGAGCGATTCTCATTGCGGCCATCTGGATTGCAGAGGTCCTCTCGGCCGGTATCTGCGGATTCATCGCCGCGCTGGCACTCATTCCGGCCAGCTACGCAGCGCGCGGCTACTTCGCCTTTGGTGGCGAGTGGCTTATCGTGCTCGGCGTCACGCTGCTTGCGTTCCACGTCATCAACAACGCATTCTTCAAGATGCTCAAGAACCACTGAAAGGAGGTGAACCACATGGCTGAACAGAACCTTTTCTGCCTCTGCGGCAGATGCTCGCGCAAGCTGCGCAGCGCGGCTGCCCGTCGCGTCGGTATGGGCTCGACCTGCTGCCGCAAGGAGACAGGCAAGACCATCACCCAGTTGCTCAAGGAGCTGGACGAGCAGGAGGCCGCAGCAGCGGCAGAGCAGCAGGAGCCGGATACACAGGCATAAAAAAAGAGCCGCGCTCGAAAGCGCGACCCTCTTGTCGGACAAGCCTATTGTATCTCGCTCCACATCAAAAGTCAATAGGAGCGTGAATTATGAACGAACAGAACAATCACGCTGCGCTCACCATTGCGCAGCAGTACCCGCCCACGCAGTACAACCTCCTCGTCCCGATGCAGACCGTGACGGAGATTGCCGACATCCAAAAGCCGGTGATGAACTCCGTGAGCATCAGCACCAACCTCAACGACGGCGAAATCTATGAGATGGAGAAAGCCAAGGACGAGTGGCGCGACAGCAAGGGGTACGTCCACAAAGCGACCCCGGCCAAGTACGCACTCACCAAGAAGGGCCTCACCAAGCTCATGCGGGCAGCAGGCATAAAAATCCTTTCCAGCCGCCCGGTCGTCCCATCCACCTGCCAGAAGTGCGCGGAGGTCAACCGCAGCATTGGAAAGCCGATTCGCTGCGGCGGCTGCCCCAACAAGGACGTCAAGCACGAGGTGCGAATCAGCGTCCCGCAGCTTACCGGCGAGAACGTCACCATCGTCGCCCACAAGGAAATTGCGGTCGAGGACGTGACGGCCGGGATGACTGAAAAGCAGCGGGCGGAGTTCATGAAGTTCCGCAGCGAGATGTGCGAGAGCAAGGCCCTCAACCGCGCCCTCCGCACTGCGATGCAGATTAAATCCAGTTACCTTATCGAGGAGTTCAAAAAGCCATTTGTCGTGGCATACCTTGTCCCGAACCTTGACAACCCGGCCGTCCGCGAGGAGGCGGTAAAGTCCATGTTTGGCGCGGCGAATGACCTGTACGGCAGCCGCCCGAAAACCAGCCACACGGTCTATGTGGACGATGACGACGACGGCTATGTGCAGCCGGAGCCGGATTTTGAGGTCGTACCGGAGCAGCCCCAGCAGGAGCAGCCGCCCGAGAGACCGGCGCAGCGGCCTCGCCAGCAGCAGCCCGCGCCGAGCAACCGACAGCAGGGCCGGAACGGCGACAGCGAGTTCTGTGCGGACTGCGGTAAGCAGGTCGGCCTCGACGTAGCAGAGTACAGCCGCAAGCATTTCGGCGGAGTGGCTTATTGCCGCGACTGCCAGAGAAACCATACTTGGAGGAAATGATTATGATGATTCTTTCGCAGGACGGCATGGTCGCCGTCAATTCGGACAACGTGGTGATGTTTGAGGTCAAGGAGAGCGAAACACTCCCTCGCGAAACGCGGCTTTGTGTGACCATCCTTGTCACGAACGGCGCGCGATTCAGCCGCTCTATCGGGACGTTCCGCAGCCCGGACCGCACCGAACTTGCAAAGCTCGCACTGGACTACATTTCGTTCAGTATCGGCTCCGGCCACAAGGGCTCTGCGCAGGTTCCGACCGAAGATGAAATGAGGAATATTCAGGGCGCGAAGTCTCGTGCGGATGCAGCGCGGCGCGGCAAGCTCGACGACATCATCAAGGAGCTGCTCAAGGAGGATATGTGATGCTGAAAGTATTGCACACCGGAGACTGGCACATCGGCAGTTTCCCCGGGCCAGAGGTCGGCGGACAGAATGCCCGTTTTCAGGACATCTGCCGCTGCCTTGATTTTCAGGCGATGTACGCGGAGGAGCACCGGCCGGACCTTATCGTCGTCTCTGGCGACATTTTCCATCAGGCCCGCGTATGGTCGGACAGAGGTCTCCGCGAGAGCCGGACAGCCATAGACCACATCCGGCGGCTTTCCAACGTGGCCCCGACCGTCGTGTTGCGTGGCACTCCGAACCACGACAGCGAGGAGCAGTTCGAGATGCTGACGACGGCTTTTTACGGCGATGATTCGGTCAGCGTCGTAACGGAGCCGGAGGTGATCCACATCCACACCTACCACGGGCAGCGCGTAGATGTGGCGTGTATTCCGGGCTTTGACCGTGGCGTACACCGGGCAGCGCACCCGGGCCTCTCTCGAGAGGAGGAAACGCAGGTGTTCACGGACGAGCTGGCAAAGGTCGTTCTCGGCCTGAAAGCACAGTGCGAGCCCGGTGTGACGAGCATCCTGTCTACGCACTTCACTGTCCCGGGATGCAACATGGAGAGCGGCCAGACCGCGCTATTTGCACAGTTTGAGCCCGTCATCTACCCAGACACCCTGAAAGCTGCAGACTTTGACCTCGTAGCACTCGGCCACATCCACCGGCCGCAGCAGCTCCCGGAGGCAGGCCGTGCGGTGTTCTACTGCGGCAGCATTACAGGCCTCAACTTCAACGACGAGGGCCAGCCGCGAGGCTTTTACATCCACGACATCGACGACGACGGGGAGGCATGGAGTGAGTACATCGAAACGCCCTACCGGGAGTTCGAGACCATCCGCCTCAACGAGGACGATGTCTGCACAATGTTGAGCGCGGAGCGGGTCGTTGTACCTGACCGCCTCAAGGGAAAAATCGTCCGCGTTCTCTACACCTGTTCGGACGAAACAAACAAGGCTTTCAACAAAGCTGTCCTTGAGAAAAGGCTCTATGACGGTGGTGTGTTCTATGTCTCCGAAATCACGCCGGAGGAAATCACGACAAGCGTGAACCGCGACGAGCTCCATGGCGACAACAGCCCGGAGCAGAACCTCGCCGAGTACCTCGCCGAAAAGGAAAAGAGCCCGGAGGACGCCCAGCGCATAATCGAGCTGGCCCGCCCGATTATCTCGGAGGCAATGGAAAAAGGCCGCCTTGAGACCCCGACCGGCTTGTTTATGCCGGTGGAAATAGAGGTCAAGAACTACCGCAACTACCGCGACGAACTGTTCAGCTACGACGGCATTTCCTTTGCAACCATCAACGGCGAGAACGGCGCAGGCAAGTCCAGCCTGTTCATGGACGCCATGCTGGACGCCCTTTTCGAGGAGCCCCGGGAGGGCGACCTCACTGGCTGGATTTGCAACGACCCGGATGCCCGCAGCGGTTCCATCAAGTTCACGTTTTACCTCGGCACCAAGCTGTATCGCGTGACACGCACCCGCACAAAGAGCGGCAAGGCGACGCTGAATCTCTCCGAGTATGTGGACGAGAGCTGGCAGAACCGCAGCGCGGAGAAATACCGCGATACGCAGGCCATCATCGAGAACACCATCGGCATGGACAGCCTGACGCTCAAGGCGACCGGCCTTATCATGCAGGACCAGTACGGCCTCTTTTTGCAGGCCGACAAGGCGGACCGCATGGCAATTCTCGGCAACATCCTCGGCCTCGGCATTTATGACCGCATGGAGAGCATGGCGGCCAACCGGGCAGCAGACGCCAACCGGGAGCTCCGGCGCGTCGCGGATTTGCAGGAGGAGACCGGGCGGACGATGCCGGACAAGGCAACGGTCGAGGCGGCCATGAACAAGACGGCCGTCGAAAAGGCCAGCGCGGTAGCAGACAGGGCCATCCACACAAAGGCCATGAGCGAGGCGCAGACAAAGCTCGACATTGCCAAGCAGGCACAGAAGCGGTCGGAAAAACTCGCCAGCGAGCTCGGCTCTTGGATTGCGGAGAAGAACGCGAACGCCAGCGCGCAGGCTGTTTGCAGAGCGCAGATTTCCGATGCGCAGGCTCTCCTCGATAAGCGCGAGGAGGTAGAGGCAGGCAGCCAGAGTTACGGAAAACTTTCCGCACGGCGGGAGGAGCTGCTGGGAACGGCGGCCCTGATTCAGCCCAAGGAAGAAAAGCTGCGGGACGTTATGGCCGCGCTCTCTGCCCAGCGGAAAAAGAAAGGCAGTCTCGAGGCCGAAAAACTTTCTGCACAGGCAACGTGTTGGAGCTATGAGCAGGCCCTCGCGGACTATGACGAGCTCGAGCGGAAAGCGGCAGACCTCGCAGGAGCGAGCGAACGGCTCACCGCGCTGGAAGAACAGGACGAGCAGTATCTCGCAGCAGACCAAGAGGCCATGAAGCTGCTCCAAACCAAGAACGCAGAAACCGCGCGGATACAGTCTTGGCTCGACATAAAAGAGAACGAGGTCACACATATCCGCTCCCGGGCCATCATGCTCGAGACCTGCGGCTGCCCGGTCGAGAACCCGGAATGCCGTTTCCTGCAGGATGCAGTGGAGGCGAAAAAGAAACTGCCTGCGGCCGAGACGGAACTGGAAACCTACCGGCAGCAGGCCGAGGAGCGCGCCGAGCAGCTCGACGCTGAGTATCAGGCCGCAAAGAAAAAGGCAACGGGCCTCAACTGCCGCAAGGATTTGCAGGCCCAGCGTTTCCTCGTTGCAGACCTGCGGAAAGCCTCGGAGCGGTTCGCAAAGCTGGCGGCGCAGAAAGAACGCCTCGCGGAAGTTAAAGAGCGCATCAAGGCCATCGACGAGGAGCTTGAAACCATTCCGGCCAATATCGAGAGCCTCGAGGCAGACCGTTTCGTCGTTGAGGACGAGCTGAAAAAGCTCCGGCAGAACGCAGCGGAGCTCGCCAGCATTGAGGCGCAGCTTTCGGACGTTAAGAAATACATCGAGCTGGAAAAGCTGCTCCCGGCAGCGGAGGCTAAAAAGAGCGCAGCGCAGACCCGCCTCACGGAGCTCCTGACCTACGCAGAAAAGACCCGGACGGCGATTGATGGCATCAATGCGGAGATTCTGACCCTCGCAAAGGCGCAGGCTGATGTTGACGAACTCAAGGAGCAGTACGCGGAGGCGGATGCAGCCCTCACGGTGGACAATATCCGCATTGAAGAGCTGGACCAGCAGGCCGGACACAGCCGCAGGCAGATGGAAGAAATCGAGACGGCAGAGGCAAAGCTCGAAGTCCTTCGCCGTCAGGCGACGGAACAGGGCCAGCTTGCAGCGGGCTATGAGGAGCTCAAGCGGGCTTTCTCTCAGGACGGTATTCCGCATAACATCGTCCGCAGCATCGTCCCGCTGTTCGAGGCGACCGCGACGAGCATCATCAGCCAGATGTCAGGCGGCCACATGAGCATTGAGATGCGCATGGAAAAGACCCTCAAGAGCAACAGCAAGAAAGAGGTCACCGCGCTGGACATCATCGTAAACGACGCGGCGACCGGAGCTCTGCCCTATATGAGCCGTTCCGGCGGCGAGCGCGTTAAGGCGGCCCTCTCGGTCATCCTTGCGCTGGCAGAGCTCAAGAGCAGCACCGCAGGAGTGCAGCTCGGATTCCTGTTTATCGACGAGCCGCCGTTCCTCGACGACAAGGGTGTACAGGCCTACTGCGACGCCCTCGAGGCCATCCAGAAACGGTATTCCTCGCTCAAGATTATGGCTATCACTCACGACCCGGAGATGAAAGCCCGTTTCCCGCAGGCCGTTGACGTTGTAAAGACGGCGGAGGGCAGCAAGGTCATCTACTCTTGAAATCACCAGCAGAAAGGAGGTGCGAGACTTGGGAAGAAGCAACAGGCAGACCGCCGACTACTTCCCCCATTACGTCGGGGAAAAGAGCCGGACAAAGTTCATCCTTGAAAAGAACTGGGGAAACGACGGGTATGCCTTTTGGTTTAAGCTGCTCGAACTTCTTTGCGCGGCAGACGGCCAGTATTACGACTGCTGGGACAAGATGGGATGGGAGTACCTACTCGCCGTCACCGGAGTTACAGCCGAAACGGCGGAGGCCATCCTGAACACGCTCGCCTCCATGGGAAAGGTGGACAAAGAGCTGTGGGAGAGCTGCCGCGTCATTTGGGTGCAGTCTCTCCTTGAGAACCTCCGCCAGCTTTACTCAAAGCGCACCGCAGCACCGACGAAACCGTCGGTCGATAACTTTCCCGGCCGCAGGGCGGAAAGCCCTGCACAGGAGCCTGCAGCGGCCACAGAGGCGGAGGGAACGCCACCGGCCGTACCGGAGCCCACGCCGGAGGAGCACGACAAACCGAAAGCTCCCCGGCGTAAAGCCGGGAGCCTCTCGGCAGAGCAGGCCGAACGGTTTGACCGCTTCTACGCGGCCTACCCGAAAAAGGTGGACCGGGCCACGGCAGAGCGGGCGTGGGCCAAAATCAACCCGGAGCCGGACGACGCGGCGACCGACAGAATCATCGCGGCGGTTGAGGCCGCAAAGAAATATGACAGCCGGTTCCGGGAGCGGCAATTCACGCCAAACCCGGCAAGCTGGCTTAATGCAAAAGGCTACATGAACGACTACACAGGAGGTGAGCAGCGTGGAAACGATGACGGCTATGCTGGATTCACTCCGTCCGGCGGATTCGGCTCGTTCGGCTGAGACCACACAGCACCGACGGCCGACAAGCAAGGATATTCTGGCTGGTGGTTACAACTGCCAGCGCGAAATCCCGGAGCCGGTCGAGTGCGAGTTCTGCGGCCGGAAACTGTACCACGAGGCCCTCGTGATGGGCCGAACGGTCCTCATGTTTGCCCCGTTCCCGCAGAGATGCACCTGTGAACAGGCAAAAGCCAAATGGGCGGAGGCGGACGCAGAGGAGGCCAGACAAAAGGCGGAGGCCGAGAAAGAGGCGGCGCAGGCCAAACGGCGCGCCAAAATCGAGAGGCTGCTCGGCAGGAGCGGCATCAAGAAACGCTTCCAGCAGCGGACGTTCGCCAACTTCATCCGGGACACCCCGGAGCGGCGGCGGTGCTACGACACGGCCAAAACCTATTCAGACAGCTTTCCACAGCGCGCAGAGCGTGGCGAGGGCCTCTACATAGAGGGAACATACGGAACCGGCAAAACGCACCTCGCGGCCGCCATCGCCTTGCAGCTCATAGGATGCGGCGTCCCGGTCGTCTGCAAGACGTCCGGCGACCTGCTGGCCGACATCAAGGAGGCTTTCGACAACAGCGACGCCACCGAGTACGAGATACTCAAAGCGTACAAAACGGTCGATTTGCTCATTGTGGACGACCTCGGGAAAGAGCAATGTACCGATTGGAGCGTGAGCACCCTCTACTCCATCCTGAACGACCGGTACGAGGATATGAAGCCGACCATCATCACGACGAACTACAACGCCGACGAGCTGGTGCGAGCACTGACCCCGAAAGGCGGAGACGGCACAAAAGCCCGGGCCATCATAAGCCGCCTGCGGGAGGTCTCAACGGTCATCACGATGGCGTGGCCCGATTATAGAACAGGAGGCAGCAGACGTTGAAGTACATGAAATTAACTGACGAGCAAAAAGAACGGCATCCATCAATCCATTATACCGGCAGCGTCCGAGGCATGAAAAAGCTCGGATATTGGGGCAAACATGATGTATGCGTTCGGTGCGGTCAGTACATCTACAACATCTCTATTTGGCTGGACCCGAACCGCTCGAATAAGACCGAAAGGCCAAAAGAGGAGCTGCCGCAGGCGTATTTGGATATTCTCGAGAAACGTGAATGGAGCGTTTGCGATTATACGGACGACGGCCGCGTTGAGCTCGAGTGGTATTCACCGGCCGGAGAGGACTTCATTGTCTGCGTGAAAGTCGAGAACTTCCCGGACGAGATTCTGGACTACTCCGACAGCTTTGACCCGGACGAGCATATTGCGATGTGGATTGAGGCAAAGCAGAACGGTACGAAGGGCGTTCCGGGCGCGCGGCAGATTGTCCACGACGCGGAGGAAATCGAGAAAGAGCTTGACGAGCTCGCATTTGAATTGCAGGAGGCAGAGAGAAAATTATGGCTTACAGATATTACAGCACACGCCGCCCGCTGATGGTGGGCGGAATCCCCTCTACGGAGAGCGTTACCGAAATCGTAAACTTCGAGAGCGGTCGGACCTATTGCGAGGAAATCGACAATAAAGCATGGGGCTACATTGAGTACGCCACACCGCTCGCCCCGCAACAGGCATCCGATTACGAGCTGGTTTTGGCCCCGCAGAAGCCCTCTATCCCTAAACCGCCGCTGAACCGGCAGGAGGTCTACCATGAGTGAGGTGAAAATCAAGGAATTGGACAAGAGCCTCATTCATCAGGCGAACAGCAACAGCATGAGCGGCCAGCGCGGCGACATTTCGGCCCACGAGTACGAGGTCTACTGCCAGAAAGTTATGAGCTGGAACATCCCGGACAGCCGCAAGCAGAAAATCGTGGACCAGATTTATGCCAAGTGGAGCGAGCAGCTCCGGCACGAGGCAGCCCATGTGAGCGTCGCCGTCGCAGGACCGGCGCGGTACAACGCAAAGAAGCTGGACCACAGCGACACCATTCTCCGCCTTTCCTCTGAGTTCGTGGAGTGGTTCAACGGCCTGCAGGAGCAAGTCTGGCAGGGCCGTATCGAGGACAAGGACGCAAAGGAGATTGCGCGGCTGGTCGATGACATCAAATTCTGCATCGAGCGGCCGACGCTTAATCCTACCGCGAGCCTATGCGAGCTCGCCAACAAGGACCCGGAGCTCTTCATGGAGTATTACGAGAAGCTCCATGAAAAGTACCGCTGGCGCAAGAACAGCGTCACCGCCAAGCTCTACGCGGCCGGGAAAGAGGGCAAACTCGCAAACCTGAACCGGCAGAAGTTTTTCGAGGACGAGAACCTCGTCGCCTACACGATGGGCGACCGGGCGTACATCAAGTTCGTTATGAAGCCTCGGCAGCAGCTTATTGTTGCCCTCAAGAGCCGGAAATGGTGGTGGAACAGTTACGAGGAGGCGTGGAGCACATACCTCAACAAGCTGGACGAAGAGTGGGTGCAGAGCATCAGCACCCGGTACGCCGATTACGTTTGAGGAGGACAGCATGAAGCGACTTATGATTATCGGCCTGTGGCCGGACGACGCGGTCAATTATTGCACCGAGAAATGCGACTGCCGCAGGTACGCATTCGACAGGATACTTTACCACAGGGGCGGACGAGCCGCCCGCGAGCGCATCTGCATCCCGGTAGTTGACAGGAGCGGAGCGACAACGACATACCTCGACCTCCCTGTAACACTCCTCGAGGCGGGCGTCGTTTATCTCCGCCTCGACGACGGCAGCGACATTTTTTTGAGCAACACGCAGATGGCGTTAATTGCCAACGAAGTCGAGAGGCAACGCGCAGAGTGCGCAGGAACCGGCCTCAAGACGCTCGGGAAATGGTTTGAGAGCGGCCTCCCGACCGCAGAGGACTATCTCGAACCGGGCGACGAGGTAGACGAGGACCTGATTGGCTACTTTCTTGACGTCTTACCGCCACGCACAAACCGCGCAGGCCTGTTGCAGGTGGGCGGAGAAATCAGCACCGCAAAGGATGTCAACGGACGCTGGCAGCCGACCTACCTTACGTTCAAGCGACAGGGCGGCACATGGCGGTACGCAGGACGGTGTTTTGAGGGCTCTGCGGAGCCAGTTCAGAAGTACCAGTCCTCGCTAGAGAGGATGATGCTTACACGCTGTAAGCTACTGGGAGTTGTAGCGCAGGAGGTTGAAGCCTAATGGACTACAAGGACAAAATCCGAAAGCTCCTCGCTCTTGCAAAGAGCCCGGAGCCGGAGGAGGCAAAGCTCGCCCTGCTCAAGGCCCGCAAGCTTATGGCGGAGCACAAGCTCAGCGAGCGGGACCTCGAGGAACGGAACACTACGGTCATAAAACGGGCCATCGGCGAGAAGTTTTCCAAGAAAGCAAACTCGTGGATGGACCCGCTCTCAATCGTTATTGGAGAAAACTACTGCTGCTCGGCGTTTCGATGCAAAATTAGCGCAAAAACAACCGTTTGGCACGTCGGATTTATCGGCTTGGAGGGCGATATTGAAATCTGCGTAAAGATATTCCGGTATGCGGTCCGGTGCATTAAATCGGAGCAGAAGAAGCTCCGCAAACAGCACCGGGACTATTACACACCGCAGGAGATTGCAAAAATCTGCGATTCCTACGGCTATGGGTTCGCCAGAGGTGTATACGAGGCGTTCACAAGACAGAATGAGGAAAATCAAGAATACGGCCTTGTGCTGAAAGTTCCGAAAGAGGTCAAAGACGAGCTCGAAAAGATTGGACCACCGAAAGAGTTCAAAAAGACGCCCCAGCCAAAGACTGTTGGAGAGCTCGACGCAGCATGGCGCGGCATAGAGGGCGGCAGGAAATTCGACCCGTCAAACAAGCTGGAAGAAAAGAAACAGGAGGCATAACCAACATGGCAAGTACGAAGTTTGAAGTCTCGATGGAAATTTTCAAGTTTCAGGGAGAACCGGATGTGAGCGTCACGCTGACCGGCAAGAGCCCCACAGAGCTCGAGACCGCGCTCAAAACGCTCGAGACCATCGCCAAGACCACGACGCTGTACGACGGCGACAGCGCACCGGAGGCGGAAAAGAGTGTCACCAGCGAGCCGAAGCAGGCAGCCCCGGTAGTTTCCACGGCGGACAAGAAAGCCCCCCCCAAGAAGCCGGTAAGCTGGCTTACGCCCGTCGGCGCAAAGGGGCTCATGCTCCTGCGCTGCCCGAAATGCAAGAGCGAGTTTGTACAGTTCTTGCGCGAACCGCAAACGACCAACGAGTGCCGGAAGTGCGGCGCGAAAATCCCGCTGGACGCGCTGGCACGGTTCGAGTTCACCTGCCCGGCCTGCAAGAAGGCGAGCTACGGCCGGACGAACGTCGAGGACGCCGAAATCGCAAACGAGAAGTTCTCCTGCGTTTGCGGCCGGAGCATCCCGAAGCTCACATGGAACCCGGCCAAGCGTTGCTATACGACGTAAGGAGGGCTGGATGATGAAAGCACTGACCCACAACATCCAGCAGGAGCGCGAGGACCAGCGCGACCGCTCCGCCCAGCTCTTTATGTGGTGCATCGTCGTTTCCATGCACCAAGACGACGGCATTGGCGCATCACGCCTCCTGCGGGCGTGTAACGAGATGGACGCTTTTGAGAAAAAATACCAGACGGCCATCCTCTACGGCAGCAGCAAGAACGCAACGGACGCCATGAGGGAGAACCTCAAAGGCATCTGCGATTTTGAGGTCCGGCTGCCGGTTGACCGAGCTCCGAGAGGACGCCGGGAGGAGCAGCTCCGCATGGCAAGCAATCAGGGCGCAGAAATCGCGTGGCTTGTTATGGCGGCAACCTGTCACGAGACGTTCGGCTACGGGAGAGACCGGCTGGCGCGCCTCAAGCAGAACTCCATGAACAACTACAAGCAGTACCTCGAGTGGGAAAAAGAGGATAAGGACCTCGCCCTCGACCGTCTGCGCAGATGCGTACAGGACGCCCTCAAAGAGGACCTCCGCGTCACTGACACCGACGACCGTAAGGGGATGCTTTCGACCCCGGGCAGAGGCCCCAGCGTATACGAGACGGCCGCTGTCTACTCGGAGATATTCAGAAGGGCCAGAGCAGCCCGGGCGGTGGCCCCGCTCGCCGTATACAGCGCAGCGAAGTACGACGAAACCATGACGGCCGCCCGGAAACGGGCCAGCGTTATGCTCGGCTTATGACTATCTGCCCGAAAGAGTGCCCGGACAGACACCCGGGATGTCACGACCATTGCGAACGGTATGCGGAGAACAAGGCGTCATACCAGAAGATGAAACAGGAGTACGACGGGAGCGTCCGAAACCCATACTGCCGTAGGTGGACGCACCGGGCTATCGTGCGCAGTTTCAAGAAGAAATTCAGGTAAAGGAGCGGTGACTATGTACGAGGTCCTTTTAGAGCTTGACGACCTGCTGGAAACCTTAACTTGCTGGCTTTCCTTTGCGGCCGTCGCCTTGTCAGTAATAGTTGTTGCGGCCTATGTATGGCACAAGGTCGCCGAGCAGAAAGCAACCCGGGCGGAGCCCCGGAAAAGAAAGGATGGAATGACATGAAACAGAGCGAAAAGCTCATGCAGCTCCTCGAGCTTATGCAGGCAAACCCGGAGCTCCCGGTCATCCCCTGTGTAGATGGGGATGTGGTCAGCGGCGACGAGTATTACTGCTGGCTTGGCTCATGGGGAGAGAGCGCGGTTCAGGAGTTCGTCATCGGCAGTGAGAGAACCTACTACCGGGAGGATGACATTTGCGAGATGAACGACGTCCTCTGTGAACACTATGACCCGGAGCTCGTGGACAACATGACGGAGGAGGAGACGCGGGCGGCGTACAACGCACTCCCGTGGAAGAAAGCCATCTTCGTCGATGTCCACCAATACGAGGAGGAACCGGATGCCGAGGTATGATGTGTTCCTTGAGGGCAGGACAGAGAGCTCCACCTGCTACTTCGGCGTCGCAGTCATGGCAGACGACCAAAAAGAGGCAGAGTACCTCGGACACGAAGCAGGGCGGAAGAAACACCGCGAGTGTGACGAAATCGAAGTCGTCAGCGTAAGGAGAAAAGATGTTACCAAGCGAAGAACTCATAGCGGCCTTTTTGATTGGATTCGCACTCGGAACGCTCGTCCGAAATGAGCAGCTAAAAAAAGCAACAGAACAACGGGACAGAGCTGAAAATATGCTGCGCAATGTAAGCAAGGAATACGCCGAAATAGCGATGGACTGTGTAAACGCTATGGACCGGGCCGACAAGTGCCAACGAGAGTTGGAAAAAATCCGGGAGGAGCATGGTGAGCAGTAACTACATCAAAGTGACCGTATGCCCCGGCCTGAACCTCCGGCCTAGCATCTCTTTTGTTGACAGAATGCGAGTTGAGGCGGATGGTCGGCAGCTTACAGAAGATGTTGAGCGGAAGCTGACGATGGTTCTTGCGAAAAAGGTGTTTGCACCCCAAATAGAATACATAGAGTGGGAGATGAACAGACTGGCCGAGATGCCATACAACATAGGAACATTCTACGAGGCCGAGGAGTTTTTTCGCAGAATAATCGCGGACTACGACGCAAGCCACAAGCAGACGGTCGAAATGGAACTTGAGACGCTGATTCGGAAAGAGGAACGGCGTTTTCCCGAAATGCAAGATTCGGGCTCTGCAAAAATTATTCCGGTGAAAGTTAAATTCCGAGAGACAAGAAGCCGGATTGGGATTTTTGAGTATCTAAAGGAGGCTATCAAAAATGGAAGAAGTAAGATTGATTGACGCGAACGCTTTGCACAAGCGCATCGAAATGAATCTCCATGCCAGTAACCCGTTCACTATTGAAGAATGCTGCTATAAGGACGCCCTGAACAGCGTGGATGAGGCTCCCACCATCGACCCAGAGAGCCTGCGCGGTCATGCCAAGTGGGTGAAGGACAAGGAATTGAAGTTTATCATCGTCGATGATGAAAACAACAGTCACGAGGAACCGGCAATTCGCTGCACCCATTGCAATGCCAAAATTTCGCAAAGCGATTTCGACAGTTGGGTCTGGAACTTCTGCCCGGTCTGCGGGTTCAAGATGGAGGATGAAACGGAGGAGCAACATGAAACCGATTAACGCAGAGGAAATCATCCGTGTATTCAACGGCTGGCTCGAGGAGGCGGACAGCCTCGCAGAGCGGGAGGCCATCGAGTGCTGCATCGACCACATTCAGGACGCCCCAGCAGTCAGTCAGCAGGAGCTCCGCAGCTATATGCTGCCGTGGTTCAGCCCGTTCGCGGCTCCGTGGTGCGGGAAGATTCAGCGCGCTTTCCCGAAAGCCTACGTCACCATGAACTTCGAGCTGATTCTCGTCCCGAGGACGAACACATACATCAACCTCAACCACTGCAGCACCCCGGACGAGTTCAAGGCGGAGGTCATCGAGGGTGTATCGCGGTTTGCGTTCAAGGCGTTCACAAAGCCGCTGTGCAAGGAGCATCTCGACGGCATCAACAAGCTGCTCGACACCAAATTCACGCCGGAGGACATGGAGTACATCTACACCAACCTCGGCAACGGCATCAACCACGAGCTGTGCATGAAGTTTGTCAAGAGCGGGTATGACCTCAAAGTAATCGAGGAAAGCGTATGAACTGCCAATTTTGCGAAGATTACGAGTGGAGCAAGAAGCACAGGCCAAAGACCGGCAGAGAGTTATACACAAAGTATTACGTCTGCCTTTATGAGAGAACCCTCAGAAAGGGCTGCGGGCTTACCTCAACCTACACTCACAAAAGACGGCCGCTGAACTTCTGCCCGGAGTGCGGCCGCCAGTTGAAGAAAACAAAAAAGGAGGATGAAACGTGAATGGAGTCATTCGGGGCCGATGCCCGAGGTGTGGCGGGAAAATTATTTATTCGGAATTTTACCAGAACGCACGGGACTACACAATCCGAAAAGACGGAAAAGTTCCGAAACGCTATGTATCCAGAAGCGGAGAACTAAGCGAGAGCGTAGCGGCCTGTGAAAACGGTTGCGGCGCATACTGGGAAGATGAAGATTTTTCCATCGGGCAAGACGGGATGTTCTACGACAATAAATACACGGAGGATGGGCAGGCATGAAAGAAAAACAAGCAAAATCCAACCACGAAACTTGAAAACGATTTAAGCATATTTCAATCTTTGACCACCAAATTTGAAAAATGGAGGACAAAATTTATGTTTCCGCAGAGAAGAATGACGACCGACACCCCGGATGGGAATTACTCGCAGGCTCTCAACCTGTTCGTGCGCGGCGAGGGCGGCTGGGTGCAGATGCCCAGCCGGAGCATCAGCCTCAACGACTACATGAAGCAGCTTATCAAGGCACACAACGCAGATATTGACACCGAGGGAACGCCGGAGGAGTTCGACATGACCCTGTACGAGCACCTGTTCGACGGCCCGGAGACCATCGAGGGCCTGCTGGCGGAGCACTACACCCTCTCGTGGGCTCTCGCCTCGTTGCGCGACAAGCTCAAGCACTACGAGGACGCGCTCATCCCGGAGATTATGCCGGAGGGCTTGCAGACCATCGACCGCGCCATCGGTACTTACGGCAAAGACGCCCAGCTCACCAAGGCTGTGGAGGAAATGTCGGAGCTCACCAAAGCTCTCTGCAAGCTCAAAGAGTGCAAGCGCAAGTATGATACCCCGTTCAACCGGGAGGCGCAGGAAGTGTACTCGAACATCGAGGAGGAAACTGCTGATGTTTTCATCATGCTGGTGCAGCTCTTTGCAATTTTTAACCCTCACGAGCTGGTAAACATCACGAAAATCGTATGGGACAAGCTCGACCGGCTCAAGGATAATCTGGACAAAGAGACGGCAAAGCAGGAGGCCAGCGATGCAGGAAAAAAGTGAGTTCGACAAGGCACTCGGCGAGCTGTACGACCTGACCGAGTGGGAGGACGCGGAGGCGGCCATCCGGGAGCTCCACGCGCGGGGGCCGGAAATTGAGAAGCTCTATCTCGACAGCAAGATTCTCCCCGGAGAGCTGCGAGCCCTCGTTATGGTGAGTAACTGCCTCGAGCGTGAGTTCATCCATCGGCAGCTTGACACCGGGCAGCCGCTTCACATGAATATTTTATAGGAGACAGCACAATGAGCGATGATGGTATGTTTTGCCCGTACAAGAAAAGCACGAAACGGGAAGTGAGCTACTCGTGGATTAGCCGGACCGAGATTACAACGGAGCGTTTCGGCTGGTGCTCGGAAAAGAAGTGCATGGCCTATGAGAATGGCCGCTGCAAGCGGCTGGAAAGAGAGGGAGCCAAGTGAAGAAAAGAAACTGCCGGATGACCGGTGAGGAGAAGAATGTACATGAGCGCGCCGTGAAGCTGCGCAAGATGACCGACGACAAGCTCGTTGAGCACATCGACCACATTCGGGAGGAGGCCTACAACACCGGCTACTCCGAAGCCGAGGCCCAGCGCGCATCGACCCCGTCCCCGGGCAAGACCCTGCCGCAACTCCTCGAACAGCTCGACGCCGGAGAGTGCAAGGGCATCAAGAGCGCGACCGCCTACAAAATCGCAGAGTTCGCCCGAGAGCAGGGCTACCTCGAATGAGCGGCCCGGTAAAGGACCCGCTCCGGGCCTTACAGGGAGCACGGAGCCGCGCGCAGGGAGGGAGGCTGGAAGAACAGATAGAAGCCTCATGCGCTCTTTTGACAGAGACGGGCCGAGCCGACATAAGCAAGACGCCGGAGCCGATGAAACCGGTGAGCCAGCCGAACAAGTCGGGGCAGTTCCGCGCGGTGTATACCAAAAAGGCGGAACCTGATTTCAAAGGCGTCATGCTCGGAGGCCGCGCGGTGATGTTCGAGGCAAAGAGCACCGGGACGGGCAGACTAAACAAAGACCGCGTACTACCGGAGCAGGTCAAAAAGCTCGATTCTTACACAGCCCTCGGCGCGCACTGCTTCATTGTTGCCACATTCGACGGGCTGCGGGTATACAGAATCCCGTGGACGGTCTGGCGCAGCATGAAGCAGCGATACGGCAGGAACTACGTCACGGAGGCGGACATCAAGGAGTACGCCGTGCGGTTTGGCCCGGGATTTACCCCGGACCTACTGCGTGGCATCCCGACGATGTACGACATCAACCCGCTTTCCAACGTGAGCGATGTGCTCACGGCGTTTTGCGGGATGCCCTACGGGACGCAGCCCGAGACGGAAGAGTGGCGCGCGGCCGTGTACAGATTTAGCCGCTTTATGAACTGGACGACGCCGGAACGCTTTGTGCTGGTGGACGAAATACGGAGGGAGCAACCGAACATGGAAAAACCGATATTCTCGTTCATGGGCGTCCCCATCACGGAGGACAGCGCAAGCAAGCTCAAAGAGGCCATGAAGAAATTCGGCGTCTCCGCGCTCGAAGTGGCGGAAGTTTGCGAACGCTTTGCAAAAATCGCCCGGGCCACACTCGATGAACTGCCGGACGGAAACAAAGAGGAGGAGCAAGATGACTGAGCAGGAAATTGTGATAATTGCCGCAGAGGTGGCGGCAAAAGCGGCTGTCGCTGCCGTTCGGGCCATCTTAGGGAAAGAGATACAGGAGAGCGTCGAGGCCGCTGTGACGGACGCTGCCCGCCTCGGAGCGGAGGCCAGCATCAAGGCCGTGGAGCAGGAGCGCAAGAAGTTCCGGGACGGCCGGAGCGACCGGAGATTCCGCAATACCAAGCTCCTGCTGCGGAACTATACCGTGCTCAACGCCAACTGCTCCCACGCAGTATACGACGCGGCCAGCGCGGCCACCGGAGAGGAGAGCGTCGAGGAAATCGTGGAGGCGCTGGACGAGCTGCTCGAGGAGAATCTCAAGGTCGAGAGCATTATGAAGTCGGCAGCCCGGACGCAGCTTATCATGCGCCATGTGAACAGGATGCTCGGAATCTACAAGGTTGTCTGCGAAAACAGCGTAGACGAGGGCGAGCAGAGGCACTACCGCGTCATCGAAGCCCTCTACCTGAGAGACCGGCCGCTCTCACCGACGGCCGTAGCGGAGCGGGAAAAAATCGACAAGCGGACGGTCTACAAGGATGTGGACGCGGCTTGCGCCACGCTCTCCGCCCTGATTTTCGGCATTGACGGCATCAAGAAAGCCTGACGGCACGAGACGGACGACCCGTTTCGGGGCAAAAACACGGCATTGACAAGGCACTATACGAGTGCTAAACTACAAAATGTAGAATACCAACAGCAAAAAGAAATCCCCTAAACCCATAATTTTTTCTCCTATTTGACGGGAGCCGCCTTGCGCAGGGCGGCTCCTCTTTTTTATGCGCAGGAGCGACCCGAAACGGGTCACGGAGGAACGGCAGATGAAAATTATCACTCTGCCGGTGAGTGACCTCCATCCGGCGGACTACAACCCGAGGAAAGACCTCGCACCGGGCGACAAGCAGTACGAAAAGCTGGCCCGGAGCATCGAGACCTTCGGCTACGTTGAGCCCATCGTATGGAACCGGACCACCGGCAACATCGTAGGCGGCCACCAGAGGCTCAAGGTGCTGGTGCAGAATGGATACACCGAGGTACAGGTGGTAGAGGTCGAGCTCAACGAGCAGGAGGAACGCATCCTCAATGTTTCGCTCAACAAAATTTCCGGCCGGTGGGACAACGAGAAGCTCACCGCGATTCTGGACGAGCTGAAAGAGCAGGGCGAAATGGCCCTCACCGGCTTTGATGACTGGGAGCTCGATGCTCTCAAGGTTACATACGACCACATCGAGGACCTGCTGAACGAGGACTTCTCCGACACCGGAAAGAGCGAGCCGAACAGCTACACCATGACATTCACCCTGCCCGAGGAGGTTCACGAGGCGATGGACAAGTACATCGACGAGAACCCTGCAGGCAAGGTTGAGCTGGCGCAGCTGCTCGTGAACAAGGCAAAGGGGCTTATCTGATGGAAATTATCAAAAAGAGAATCGCGGACATGGAGCGCGCGGAGTATAACCCTCGCGTGGAGCTCATGCCCGGCGATGACGAGTATGAGAAGCTCAAGAGGAACATTGACAGGTTCGGCGTGGTAGTCCCAGTAATCTGGAACAAGCGCACGAACCGTGTCGTGTCCGGCCACCAGCGTCTCACCGTGCTTATGAACGAGGGCGTCACCGAGACGGATGTCTCTGTTGTTGACCTCGACGAGACCGCAGAGAAGCAGCTCAACATCGCCATGAACAAAGTGACGGGCGAGTGGGACGAGGTAAAGCTCAAGGAGCTGCTGGACGGCCTCGGCGACGCGGCCCCGGAGACGGGATTCGACCTGTACGAAATCGAGGCCCTCGAAAACAACGTGGACGCCCTCGTAGACGGCGACTTTCTCGACAGCGAGCTCAAGAGCATCGAGGAGACGTTCAACATCTCGCTCAAGTTCAGCGCGGAGGACCGCGACGTCCTGAAAGAGTACATAAAGGACAACGGCAAAGAGGACCTTGTTGCCGTCATCGTCCAGAAGATTAGAGGTGAGATTTAATGGGCTGCAAATGCGGGAGCCAGATTATTCTCTGTAACCTGCCTGTGCGTTTCGACACCTATCGCGGCTGCTCGCACGGCTGCCGGTACTGCTTCGCACAGAAGAAGAACGACATTAGCCACATCGAGCGCGACGAAAGCGTAGACGGCCTGCGCTCCTTTATCGAGGGCAAGCGCGGCAATGAAACGGAGTGGTGCGACTGGAACATCCCTATCCACTGGGGCGGCATGAGTGACCCGTTCCAGCCGGTCGAAAAGCAGATTCGCGCCAGCTACGAGTGTCTCAAGCTGCTGGCGGAGACGAAATACCCGTTTGTGGTGAGCACGAAGGGCCGCCTCATTGCGGACCCGGAGTACCTCGACCTGCTGGCACAGTGCAACTGTGTGCTGCAAATCAGCATGGTGTGCAGTAAGTACGACCGCCTCGAACGCGGGACGCCCAGCTACGAGGAGCGGCTCACCATCCTCAAGACGGTATCGGCCAGAGTGCAGCGCACCATCGTCCGCATCCAGCCGTATATGCCCGAGGTGTTCCATGACGTTATGAAGAACATCCCTCGAATCGCGGAGGCAGGAGCCTACGGCGTCATCGTGGAGGGCATGAAGTTCTTTAAGGCCAAACCCGGCATGACGAAAATCGGCGGCGACTTCTGCTATCCGCTGCCCCGCCTCCGGCACGATTTTGAAGCAATCAAGGCGGAGTGCCATCGGTACGGCCTGAAATTCTACAGCGGCGAGAACCGGCTCCGCGCGATGGGCGACAGCATGACTTGCTGCGGCATCGACGGACTGCCCGGATTCCGGCCGAACGAGTATAACCTCTGTATGCTGATGAACGGTAAGAACCCGGAGCCGACGGAAAAGATGAAAGAAGTCGGAACAGGCGGACCGTTCAAGACGCTGAACCAGAGCGCAGGCAGCGGGCGCAAAATTGCAAAGCAGAGCTTTTACGGCCTGATGCAGGAGGAACTTGCCAAAAAGACCGACTACCACAGAAAGGTGTTTGGACTGGATGAATGAGTATAGCCTGACGCCGGTTCAGGAGGTGGACGGGCTGCACATCAAGCGGGACGACCTTTATGCCCCGTTTGGCCCCGGAGAGGTGAACGGAGGAAAGCTCCGGCAATGCGTGATGCTGGTGAACAGCGTCAAGAAGGACTACAAGAGCCTGCTGACGTATTGCAGCATCCACTCCCCGCAAGCACCCATCACCGCAGCGGTTGCCCGGGCAAACGGGATGCCGTGCAGAATCGTGTACGGCGGAACCACCCGGGAGAGCGTTGCGGCTCTGCCTATGCCCCGGCTGGCGATGAAATATGGGGCGTCCATAGTGCTCGCAGCACGTTCCGGCCGCCACAGCATTTTACACGCCCGCGCAAAAGAGCTGGCGGCGCAGGAAAACAGCTTTATAGTCCAGTACGGCATCAATATCATCGGGTACGGCGACACGCTGCTAACCGCAGTTGCGGCGCAGACAGAGAACCTCCCGGACGATATAGAAAACCTCGTGATGACCTGCGGCAGCGGCATCACCGCCACCGGCGTGATGATAGGACTGCACAGGTACGGGAAACAGGTCAAGAGGATGCACCTCGTAGCCACGGCCCCGGACCGGCGCGGATTCATCCATGAGACCCTCAAAAAGTACGGCGCAGACCGAGAGTTTGAGTACCACGACCTTTTCCACAGCCCCGGATTCGTCTATGAGAAGTCCGCAGCGGCTACATGGGGGGGCATTCGCCTGCATCCTCATTACGAGGCAAAGACGATGCAGTGGTTTAGAAGCTCCGGCATCGCGCCGGAAAGCACCCTATTCTGGATTACGGGCGCGGAGCCTCGCAGCCCGGGACAGAGCTGAAAGTGAGGAGAGGAGGACAATGCCGAATAGGACCAAAGACGACCTTTGGGAGCGTCAACCGGGCGAAAGCGCGCAGGCCTACGAGGCATTTGCCATCTACCGAGACATGGGCTCAAACAGGAGCCTACGGGTCGTTGCCGAACAGTTATCCAAGAGTGACACGCTTATCAAGCGTTGGAGCCGCGAGAAAAAGTGGGGAGAACGCTGCCGAGCGTATGACAACCATTTGGATGACGTAGCCCGACAAGAGGCACTCCGAAAGTACAAAAAAATGAGGACCCGCCACATCGGCATCGCCTTGCAGCTCCAAGAGAAAGCCCTCGCGGAGCTCAAGAATCTGCCGGACGGGTCGATGACGCCAAAGGACATTATCCAGTTCCTCGACAAGGCCACAGAGCTTGAGCGGGATAACCGGATGGAGGAGGCGGGCGTCACGGCCGGAGGCAAGACGGCAGAGGAACAGGAGGAAACCACGCTCTCCCTCGCCGATGAAATCGCGGCCGCATACGAGAACCGGAAACGAGGAGAACAGACATGATGACCCAAGAGGCTATCCTGTACTACGCAGACCACCCGGCTGATTTTGTCGAGGACCTGCTCCACGTTACGCCGGACAAGAACCAGCGCGCCATATTGGATTCTGTGGCAAAGAATCAGATGACGAGCGTCCGCAGCGGCCACGGCATCGGCAAGAGCGCGGTCGAGGCGTGGACCGTTATCTGGTTTATGTCAACCCGGCCATTTCCCAAAATCCCTTGCACGGCCCCGACGCAGCATCAGCTATTCGATATTCTGTGGGCGGAAATAAGCAAGTGGCTGCGCAACAATAAAGCCCTCGAGCGGGAGCTGATGTGGACAAAGGAAAAGGTCTACATGAAGCAGTACCCCGAGGAGTGGTTCGCTGTGGCCCGAACGGCCAGCAAGCCGGACGCCCTGCAGGGATTCCACGCTGACGACATCCTCTACATCATCGACGAGGCCAGCGGCGTGGACGACAAGGTGTTCGAGCCGGTGCTGGGCGCACTTTCGACGCCCGGAGCGCGGCTGCTCATGTGCGGAAACCCAACACAGTTGTCGGGCTTTTTTTATGACAGCCACCATAAGAACAGAGGCAGCTACACCACATTCCATGTTGACGGCCGGAACAGCAGCCGCGTCTCGGACGACTTCGTCAAAACCATCATCCAGATGTACGGCGAGGATTCGGACGTTTTCCGTGTTCGTGTCGCCGGAGAGTTCCCCCGGCAGGAGAACGATGTTTTCATCCCTCTGCCGCTCGTCGAAAAATCCATTATGACCGAGTGGACGGAACCGACAAAGCCCGCCCGCATCGACATCGGCTGCGACGTTGCCCGCTATGGTGACGACCGCACCGTCATCGGTTACAAGGTGGACGAAAAGGCCATGTTCTACAAGCGAAAGAGTGGGCAGGACCTTATGCAGACGGCCGACGACATCATGGAGCTCGGCCTAAAGCTCATGGAAAAGTACCGGTTCGACAAGGCTATCCCCATCAAGATAGACGACAGCGGCCTCGGCGGCGGCGTCACGGACCGTCTGCGGCGCGTAAAGCGCGAGCAGCCGGAGCGGTTCTGGTGGATGGATATTATCCCCGTTTACTTCGGCCAGCGCATACACCATGACTTTTACTACGATAGCACCACCTACATGATGAGCGTCGTAAAGAATCTACTTGCACCGCAGACGCCGGAGGGCGCACAGAAGCCCGTCCAGCTCATTCTCCCGAACGATAACGACCTCGTCGGCCAGCTTTCCACACGAAAGTATTCCATGACCGACGACGCCAAAATCCGCGTGGAGAGCAAGGACGCCATGAAAAAGCGCGGGATGCACTCGCCCGACGAGGCCGACTGCATCCTCCTGTTGTGCCTGCCGGTCAAACCCAAGAGGAGAGGAGACGTTAAGAAGTGAGCGACAAGAAGCAGCCCGCCCAGCAGCGGGTAAACGTCCGCATCGTTAAAGCGGACGACCCGGAGCAGCGCGGCGGGATGAAGCCCATCGCCAAAGCAGACGGCTCCCTGCAAATCTCGCCGGAGGAGGCGTGCACGGCAGGTATTTGGACAAAGCCGCCGTTCGACCTCCGAGGGCTTTCCAAGATGGTGGACGAAAGCACCATACTCCCGCAGTGCATCCGGGCCTACAAGTCAAACATCGCCGGATTTGGCATCGACATCCGGTACAAAGACGACTTTGCGGACGCGGACGAAACCCCGGAGATGAAAGCGGAATGGGACCGGGCGGCGGAGGTCGTCGAGATGCTCAACATGGAGCAGGAGAGCAATGAGCTCTTTGAGGACATCGTGGAGGCCCGGGAAACCTACGGCTGCGCATACGCAGAGGTCATCCGGGATATGGACGGGAACGTCATACAGCTCGAGTTCATCGAGGACACCCCCAGCGTGGAAAAGAGCCGGAGGCTGGACCCGCGCGTCGAGGTGACGTATTTCCACCGGGACCACACCGAGAACCGCATGAGGAAGTTCCGCAAGTATAAGCAGACCGTCAACGGCAAGACGGTCTACTACAAGGAGTTCGGAGACCCGCGAATCATGGACCCGACGAGCGGAGAGTACGTCACCGAGCTTGAGTTCAAGAGCCGCGCCAACGAAATAATCGAGTTCGCCATCGGAACCGCCACATACGGCAAGGTCCGGTGGGTTGGTTCCATCCTTACCGTAGACGGAGCCCGGAGAGCGGAGAGCCTCAACAATAACTACTTCCTGAACGGCCGACACACCCCGTTGCTGATTATGGTGAAAGGCGGCAGCCTGACGGACGATAGTTTCGCCAAGCTCAAGGAGTACATGAACGGCATCCGAGGCGAGGCGGGCCAGCACAGTTTCATGGTGCTGGAAACGGAGGCGGCAGACAACCGCACCGGATTCAACGCCGAGAACCGGCCGGAGGTCGAGGTCAAGGACCTTGCTGCTATCCTGCAAAAGGACGAGCTTTTCCAAGACTACCTCGAAAACAACAGGCGGAAAGTTCAGAGCGCGTTCCAGCTCCCGGACCTGTACACCGGATACACGACGGACTTCAACCGCGCCACCGCGCAGACCGCCATGGAAGTGACCGAGAAACAGGTATTCCAGCCGGAGCGGCGGCGTCTGGCGTGGGCCATCAACAACAGGCTGCTCAACTGCTATCAGTTCAAGTACGTCGAGGTGTTCTTCCGCGCGCCGGACGTTTCCAACCCGGACGACCTGTACAAGCTGCTGACCGTCTGCAACAACGCTGGCGGCCTCACCCCGAACAAGGCAAAGAGCGTCCTGTACAAGGCCCTCGGCGAGACCTCGGAGGACTTCCCCGAGGAGTGGGGCGACATTCCGCTGGCGTTTACCAACGCACAGCAGCGGGCCGCAGCCATCACCGTGGCTGGAAACGGCCCCAGCGTGGCGCAGAATGGCGATTCTGACGCTGGCAAGAAAAACACACAACCGGAGACAAAGCCCGCACAGAACGCCCAGCATGGCGGGCCTAGCGTAGAGGAACAGCTCGACGGCCAGATTCAGAAAGCGGCAGCCGCTAATGAGACGGAGCTCGTCGCCGTGATGAAAGAGGTCCGCCGCCTGCTGGCTGACATGAAACAGGAGGAGGGCGACGCGGAGTGAAGTGCTTACGCTGCGGACCCCTAATCAAGGCCATCGACGCATACCTCGCCAAAGCAGAAAACGACCTGTACGAGCAGCTCACGATGGAGGGATACCTCAAGGCAAAAGAGAGCCTGAACACCGTGGACGAAATCGAGGAGGTCGTGACGAAGCTCCTCGAGGACAACGCCGACGACCTGCTCAAGGAGCTGGCGGACGCCATCGACCTTGAAACTTTCTTCAAGGACAACTGGCCGAAGTTCAAGAACAAGAGCAAGCTGTCGCAGGACCTTTTCGATGTTTTCCATACTCAGTTTTCCACCATCATGCCGACGTATGTTGAGGCTTACGTCCAGAAAACGGATGCAGAGCTCACCGTTACGAAGCTCACCAAGCGGACAACCGATTGGATAAGCTCGTGGAGCAGCGACCTCGCCGACATTATGAAGCTGGACACCGAGACCGAAATCGAGGCAGTCCTGAAAAAGGGCCTGAACGACGGCAAGGGCATCAACGACGTCGCAAACATCATTGCAGACAGCGGCATCCGCTCCCCGGGCTACCGCGCGCGGCGCGTGGCCCTGACGGAGGTGCTCCGGGCGCACGGCTATGCGCAGCTCGAAAGCTACATCCAGAGCCCGGCCGTCGAGGAGAAGATGTGGAAACACACCGGAGCATACCGGAACGACCCGAGACAGAACCATGTGGATATGGACGGCGTTCGCGTCCCAAAAGGGCAGCCGTTCACCCTGATTGGAGCTGACGGAAATACCTACTACCCCATGACCCCGCGAGACGTCTGTTTGCCGCCGAGAGAGAGCGTCAACTGCCATTGCCTTTTGCAGCCGGTAGTTAGTGAGGAGGTGCTCGGTCTCTCCCTTGAGGAGCGGCAGGCCCTCCAAGCGCAGGCCATCGCGGAGGACGACGGCGAGTGGGAGAAAGAACTCGACGCGCAGAACAAGGCGCGCGCAGGCATCAACGAGGAGGACTACACATGAAAGTTACCATCGACGAAGCCCGAGTTGGAAAGTGGCCTAGTCTCAAAATCGACGGCATCGAGCTGGCGAGCATCGTAAACGGGTACACCCTGCACCATGACGCAGGACAGCCCGCAACGCTTGAATTACGGATTGCATTCGGAGCCGATTTATCCGAGATTGAGGCTCTGCTTGAGAACCCCAACATCAAAATCATTATGCCGGAGGAGGAGCCCCATGTGGAAAGCACTTGACCGCATCGTTTCGGCGATTATTCGCCGCCTTTTCAAGCCTAAGTACCATGTGGAGCGGGTCGAGAGATACCAGCTCCCCGGGAGGCTGCGCATCGTCAAGTGGTGCGCAGCACCGGCAGACGCGCCGGAGGACGAGCTCCGGCGCATCTTCTCCATCGTAGACGAGCCCCAGTGCGATGATATGGTCGTTTGGTTCTATTCATCGCTTGAGGATATAGGCCGCAAGCCCTTTGACGTTGCACTCCTTGAGCGCAGCGGCAAGGACACATGGCCGACCATTAGACGCCCTACCTAGTGGCGTAGAGAGGAGGTGAGAAAACCATGAGCAAAATCGAGAAAGCATACGCCATCACAGATGCAAAGATTTCTTTTGTCAGCCTCGTAGACAAGGCAGCCAACAAGAAACAGTTTCTTATCACCAAGGCGGAGCACGGCTCCGCCTCTTTTGCTTCTTACGGCCGAATCGTCAACGCGGATGCTGATAGCCACTACATCACCGGCATTGTCTATGAGCCCCTCACAGAGGACGCCCACGGCAATTACATGACGGAGCAGGAAATCACCAAGGCCGCGTACTGGTTCGCCAAGAACGGCAATCAGGTGGATGTGCAGCACTCGTTCGAGCCGCTCGAAAAGGCAGCCGTCGTCGAGAGCTATGTTGCGCCTTGCGATATGAGCGTCGGAGAGCAGGCCATCAAGAAAGGCACATGGATGATGACCGTCGAGGTGGACGACCCGGATATTTTCGAGAAAGTCCAGAAAGGCGAAATCACCGGCTTTTCCATGGGCGGCGTCGGCAAGTACAGCGACGAGGACGACCCGCTGCCCGATGACGGAGTGGCAAAGGCGGAGGAGCAGCCCGAAAAGGGTATGCGCGGCATCTTCAAGAAGATGGCCGCTGCCCTCGGCTTTGATGTTGTCGAGAAAGGCGAAGTTGCCGACAACTACACCAAGCGCATCCAGAGCGACAACTTCTGGACCGCGTTCTACGCACTCAACGACGTTCTGTACCGGTACAACTGGGAGAATGACCATTGGGAGTTTGCGTCGGACGAGGAGACCATCCGAAACGCCCTGAACGACTTCAACAACATCGTCACCGAGCTGCTCACCAAAGGGCAACCCGTTACGAAATCGCTCGAAAGCTGCGCCGTCATCAAGGCTGGCAAGGCCATGAGCAAAGCCAACCGCAGCACGTTGCAGTCCATCTACACAAACCTCGGGGAGTTCCTCGATAAATTCCCCGAAGAAGAACAGGAGGAAACCGAAGTGACCAAGAAAGAAATCGAAGATACCGTGGCGGCAGCCGTCGCCAAGGCACTGGAAACCCAGCAGAAGCCCGCGACTGACCCCGTCCAGAAAGCCGCAGAACCGGCAGCAGAGCCCGCAGGCCTGACCGTCGAGGCCGTCGGCAAGATGGTCGAGGAAGCCGTCGCAAAGGCTCTCGGCCAGCAGGAGGAGCCCGAAAAGACCCCGGAGCTGCTGACCGCCGAGAATGTTGCGGACGTCGTCGCAAAGGCCGTCGCAAAGGCTGTCGCACCCGTCCGCAAGGCCGCAGGCCTGCCGACCAACCTGAACGACGATGGCGACCCGGAGGACCCTGTCGAGAAGTCCGAGCCGCACTATCTCGCCGGTATCCTGTAAGGAGGAACAAGCACTATGACCATGAGAAGCAATAAGGCAATCGTGAACGCAGCAGGCCAGACCATCACCACCGCCGGTCTGGCCGCTGGCGGCGCACTGAAGCCGGAGCAGGCGAAGAAGTTCATTCAGCAGACCTTTGAGGCCACTCCGCTGAGCGGCCTCGTCCGCCACGAGCTGCGCTCCGCAAAGACCGGCGAAATCGACAAGATTGGCGTCGGCCGCCGTCTGCTGCGCAAAAAGACCGAGAACACCGACGACGGCTACCGCTCCGGCGTGAAGCATGGCAAGCTGGAATACGCTTGCACCCCTGTCCGTCTGCCGTGGGAAATCACTGAGGAGACCCTGCGCGAAAACATCGAGGGCTCCAACTACGAGACCATCGTCACCAACCTGATGACCCGTCAGATTGGCTGCGACCGCGAGGACCTGTGCCTGAACGGCGACGAACGGTATGCCAAGGTCAAGGAGTTCAGCTCCTCTGAGACCTACGCTATTGGCGACCTCGTCGCATACAACAAGAAGGTCTACCAGTACACCGCAGCCCACACCGCAGGCGCATTCGACGCAGGCGAGGCCACCGAGCTGGGTACTGTCGATGACGCCGACTTCCTCAAGGTGAACGACGGCTGGGTCAAGCAGTTCAAGGAGGGCGGCCACGTTGTCGATGTGTCCGGCATCAACTCCGGTGCAATGGTTCTGGATGTGTTCTACAAGGGCCTGCGCGCAGTTCCCGACAAGTTCAACAACGGTTCTCTCCGCTGGCTGATGTCCCCCCACCGCCGTCAGGAGTGGGAGCGTTACATCCTGAATCAGGCAGTCACCGCAGGCGGCATCATTACCGACAAGCGCGTCGAGAATCCCGCCAGCGTTCCCGTCATCGAGGTCCCGGCCCTGCCCGACGACGTTATTATGCTGACCGACCCGAAGAATCTGGTCGTCGTCAACTCCTACGGCGTCGTCATCCGTAAGACCACCGAGGGCCCGGAGGCCATCTATCAGGACAAGCGTTTCTATGTCGTGCATTTCGACTTCGATACGCTGGTTGAGGAGCTGGACGCAACGGCCATTGTGACCGGTCTGGCATCTATCTAACAGGAGGCAGGACGCTATGCACCTCAGACTGATTAAAGGTCTGTCCTATGATGGCGTTGTGCGCGCCTCTGCGGCGCATCCTGACGTCTTTGTGGACGACCCCGAGAAATATACCGCGCTGCTGGAAAGCGGCTATTTCGAGGCTCTCCCTGACGCTCACACCGTCACCGGCCATCTGGACGCCGACTTCCTCGGCGAGATGGACGAGGAGCAGCTCGACAAGCTGGCTGACGATATGGGCGTCGATACCACCGGCAAGGACAAGGCGGAGGTCGTCGCGGCCGTCGCCGAGGAGCCCGTGGAAGTCCCTGATATTTCCAAGATGAAGCTCGACGAGCTCAAGGAATTTGCCGAGGACAACGGCATCGACCTGACCGGCTGCACCACTAAGGCCAGCATTTTGCAGAAGATTCGTGAGTATGAGGCGGATGCAGCCGCAGCGGCCGCCATCATCGCCCCGGAGGGCTGATGGCCGATCGGCCGTGGGTCACGCCGGAGGAACTCAAAGAGTACACAGAATTTGAGGAAGTAAAGAACCGCGCCGACAGCAAGCTCAAAATTGACATCTCCCGGGCGGAGAGCTGGGTCATCGACTACTGCAACAACAGATTCGACGACCCGGAGAAATACCCCGAAATCCCGGAGAACGTCAAGACGGCGGTCCTCCTTATCGCGGAGGCATACGCCCACAATGCCGTTGAGCAGACCAAAGTCCGCCTCAAAAGCGAGACCTTTGACGACTACTCCTACACGGCAGAGAGCAGCATCATAGACGTCGGGAAACTGGGCGTGGAGAGCCTGCTGGACGATTACGTCGTCGTGCAGCCGCTTAACGGCGTCACGATGCGGTTAAGGAGCCTCTGAGCCAATGGCTATTGAGGACTTCTTTGACCATCGTTGCAGTATCTACCACACCCAGCAGGAGAGCGCGAGCCCCGGCTACGGGCTCCCCGGCTCCCCCAAGTTCAAATACCCCAAACAGCCGGACCTCGAGGAAGTCCCGTGCCATTTCGGAGTGCGTAGCGCGTCCATCCAAATCGCTCAGCAGCAACCGCAGAACGATATGGACAGCGACATAAAGCTCACGCTCCCGGCAGGAACGGACATCAGGCTCAACGACAAAATCGTCAGCAGCGAAACAGGGCTCGAATACACCGCAGGTCAACCGCGAAACATCCGAGGGCATCACATGACGGTAAAGATATACCGCACAGCCCAACAGAGGCCATTGTAATGGCGCAGGTGACATTCGACACAGTAGAGCTCGAAAACTTCGTGAAGCGGCTCGGAACGGCCGCGCAGGGCGATTTTAAGCGGGCACTGAACAAGTTTCTTGAAGGGCTCGGCATTGAGTTCCTACGCATTCTGCAAGATGAAATCGTTCGCCGGAACGTGCTGGACTATCGGCTGCTGCTCCACAGTTTCCAAAAAGGCGACGGGGAGAACGTCTGGACACTCGACGAGAACGGCCTGACCCTTGAGGTCGGCACGAACGTCGAGTACGCCAAGTTCGTAAATGACGGCCACTGGACCAACCCGAAAGGGATAGAGAGGCGATTCGTTCCCGGACACTGGGAAAAGGCGAACGGAAAGGACCACTTCATCTACACCCCGGGAGAAAAGACCGGGATGGTCCTAAAAATGAAATGGGTGGAGGGCTCCCACTACTGGGAAAGCTCCATCAGAATCCTAGAAAAGCTCTACCCGGAGCTGCTCGAAAAGAAGCTGCAGAGCTGGCTGGACGAGTATTTCAAGGATTTTTTGTGAGGTGAAACCTATGGCTGCCCTAGAGCAGGAAATCGCAAGCGTTATCCGCTTTATCCTCGATTCCGTACCCGGGATTACGCCCTATTACTGGGACATCCCGGAGGGATTCGTCGTACCCTCTGTTTTCTTTCCGCAGCCGGAGCTCACACCTCTCGGCGACACGTTCGCGTCCTATGCGGTGGAATATGACTGGTACATCCGGTTTTTCGCCAGCACGGACGAGGACGCCTACGCAAGCGCGGCAGCGGCCTTGAACGCCCTCTGCGCAGCCCGCCTGCTGGTTCCGCTCATTGACGAGACGGGAGCAGCGGCAGGAGGCGGAGTACGGCTCAAAGACCCCGGAGGAGTGAAACGGCTGGACACAGGCACAGCCCAGCTCACACTCCACTGGGACAGCCGCCGTCCGTACAACAGGGTGGATTGCCAGAAGGTGATGCACTACAACCTCGACCTCAAAGCGGCCGAGGAAAAAACTGAATAGGAGGTATCTGCATGGCAGAGAAGAACGCGAGCGCGGCACAGACCGCGCAGAAGTTCCCTATTGAGCGTCTGGCAAAGGCTTGCCGGACGCTTTTTCATGTTTCGGCCAGCACGTTCGCCGGTGCCACGGCGGGCATGACTGGTGAATACACCGTCGAGGAGATGCGGAAGCACATCGACGAGTGGCTCGGAAAGGAGGCCGTTGTTTAATGGCAGGCGGTAAATACGATAAGCTGGCGGGAAAGACCCGCCCGGGCACTTACATCAACTTCGAGAGCGACCGCAACGACACCGTCGGCAACTCTGAGCGCGGCATCGTGCTGCTTCCCCTGATTGGCTACGACTTTGGCCCCGCCAAGACGCCCATCACCCTGACGGCAGCGGCCCCGGATGCTTACAGTGTGGAGCTCGGCCGCAGCGTCTACGACGCGACCAACGATAAGATGCGCCTGATTCGTGAGGCATTCAAAAAGGCTTCCAAGGTCATCGTCTACATCACGGAGAGCGGCACAGCCGCAACCGGAACCGCTGCTCCGCTGACCGTAACGGCCAAGTACGGCGGCACTCGCGGCAACGATATTCACGTCTCTGTCGTCACAAACCCCGTCGGCGGCTTTGACGTCACCGTGTATTTGGATGCTGACGCCACCGCTGTGTACGAGGGCGTCAAGACCGTCGAGGAGCTTATTGCAGCCGCAGCAGACGACAAGCTGGTGAAGTTCACCGGTACGGGCGACCTGAAAGCGGCATCCGGCGTGAAGCTGGCAGGCGGCACGAACGTCACCAGCGCAAACGGTGACGTCACCGCGTTTGTGGACAAGATGGAGGGCATCAAGTTCAATACTCTGTGCTTCCCCGTTACCGATGCTACGTTGCAGACCGCAGCCATCACCAAAATCAAGTATATGCGCGAGAGCATGGGCAAGGGCGTGAATGTGGTTCTGCCGGACGCAAAGAGCCCCGACCACGAGGGCGTCATCAATGTCACAAACTCTGTTGTTGTTGACGGCGTTGAGCTGACCCACGCGGAGGCCTGCGCATTCGTTGCGGGCATCACCGCATCCGCAAGCTGCATCAAGTCTAACACCTACGAGGTCTACAACGGCGCGACCGGCATCGTGGACCCCAAGGACAACGAAGCAGCCATTGCGGCCATCAAGAACGGCGAGATGTTCTTCTCCTACTCCGAGGCGGGCAACGTCATCATCGAGTACGACATCAATTCTCTGGTCTCTTTCAAGAAGCCCAAGGACAAGACGTACAGCAAGAACCGCGTTATCCGCACTCTGGACGCTATTCAGGAGGCCATCCAGAATAACTTCCCGCCCAACAAGTACGACAACAGCCCGACCGGCTACGCCGCTATGAAGGGCATCGGCCAGTCCATCCTCAAGCAGTACGAGGATATGGGGGCCATCAAGAACGTGGACTATGACGCGGACTTCAAAATCGACGAATCTTTGAGCAGCGGCGACGAGGTTTATTTCATCGTCGCAATCCAGCCTGTGGATTCTGCCGAGAAGCTGTTCTTCACCGTCAAGACCCGCTAAAGCAGCAGGAGGTAAGTTATGCAGTACAACAAAAACCCTATTAGCCTCCGCGAGGGCCATGCGCTTATCGACGGCGTCGAGGTCATGGACGGCGTGAAGATGACTATCAACTTCACCCCGGAGACGTGGACCGGCCGCCAGTTGAACGAAACCACTCCGTCTACCCGCTGGGTTGGCGCGACCATCACCGGCAGCATGACCCGTCGCCGGACCAACAACTGGCTCAAGACCAAAATCAAGGAGTATCAGGCAACCAAGGCGACGCCCGAGTTCGTGATTCAGGGCATCATGGACGACGCTAATTCTGACTACTATGCAGCCCACGGCTCCGATGTCGTGACCTGCGTCGGTTGCGTCCTGACTGGTGACCTTCCCCTGACCGCACTGGATGCAGAGAGCGGCAGCGTGGTCGATGACGTCATCAACTTCAACATCAAGAACATCATCTAACCTCCCGACATTTTGGTCGGGAGCATACAGGCGAAGCCTCTCCTAGGTGGAGGGGCTCCGATTTTTATTTTGGAGGAGACAGCTATGAGCAAGAACCTGAAATATTTTATGCGCGAGGCAGCAGAGGTGGAGAAGGTCGTCACCGTACCGGCCCCGGAGAGCTTTAAGGACGAGAACGGCAAGGTCATCCAGCTCGAGGTCAAGGTGCTTTCCTCTGAGCGTATCCGCGCCATCAATGAGGGGTACCACACCCACACTGTCGCGCTGGACAAGAAGGGCAATCCCTACATCAACGGCGGCAACGTGGTTTTCCGCGACGAGCGCGACAATGCAAAGGCCACCCGTCACATCCTCGTTGAGGCCCTGCAGTACCCCAAGCTGGACGACCCGGAGCTGATGAAGTATTACAACTGCGTGGACATCACCCAGATGCCGGAAAAGGTTTTCTCCCGCGCCGACGAGTTTGCTCATGTCACCCGCGTTGTCATGGCTCTGCTGGGCATCGGCGGCCAGCTCTCCGAGGAGGAGCAGAAGCAGGCCGATGAAAAGGAAATCGACGACGCAAAAAACTGATTCGCAGCGCGGGCAGCGAGACGTACTGGGCCCATGTTCTTTGGCAGCGGCACGGCCTCCGACCGGAGGAGTTCGACCGAATGAGCCGGAGACAAAAGCTCTTTTACATCGCCTCCGAGGAGGAGGAAAGCGCGCGCCCGTGCAGAAGAGATACCATGAAGCTCGTCCCTATAAGGCGATAGGAGAACCGACATGGCAACACTGAAAGTCGTATTCAAGGCCATCGACGAAATCTCCTCCAAGTTCAACGAGATGACGCAGAGCGGCGAACGGGCTCTTGAGGCGTTCGAGAACACCGGCACGGCGGCAGACGGAGCGTTGAGCAAAGTCTCCCGCACGGCCGCTCAGACCGCCAAGAGCACCGACGCTGCTGCTGATTCCGTCGATGACCTGTCCTCGGCCATCGGGGACTATGAAAAGGCCACCGGGCAGGCGGCAAATTCTACCGGCATCCTGTCCGAGAAAACGACCGAGACCGAGAAGAACCTCGACGAGGCAGCGGAGGCAGCCCGTAAAGCCTCGGAGGAGGTCGAGAAGTTCGGTGATAAGTCCGAGGAAACTGGCAAGCAGAGCGAGGAATCGAGCAAAAAGGGCCGCGACGGCATCAAGGAGCTGCAAGGCGTCCTTGCGTCTGCCGGAATAGCCGCCACTCTGAACGAGATTAAGAACGGCTTTTTTGACTGCTCCGAAGCGGCCGCACAGTTCGAGACCTCCACCGCAATGGTTGCTACCATCGCGGATACAAGCCAGAAATCCTTGAGCAGCATCTCGAAAGAGGTGCGCGGTTACTCCAACGAGACCGGCGAGGCGGCCAGCGACATGGCGGAGGCAACCTATCAGGCCATTTCAGCCAGCATCAACACGGCGGACGCTGCGGCCTTTGCAGGAACCGCGACCAAGCTGGCCGTCGGCGGCTTTACGTCGGCGACCACGGCTGTTGACGTTCTGACAACGGCCATCAATGCCTACGGCCTCGCGGCGTCGGATGCAACGCAGCTTTCCGACTACCTTATCACCACCCAGAACCTCGGCAAAACGAGCGTAGACCAACTGGCGCAGAGCGTCGGCAAGGTCATTCCTCTGGCGTCTGCGTACAACGTCCAGATGGACAATCTTAGCTCGGCTTACGCTGTCCTAACCGCCAACGGTATCGCTACCGCAGAATCCGGCACCTACCTCAAGTCGATGCTGAATGAGCTCGGCGACACCGGCAGCGGCGTTTCTGAGGTCCTACTGAACTCCACCGGCAAGACCTTTGCGCAGCTCATGGAGCAGGGCTACTCGCTCGGCGATGTGATGGCTATGCTGGGTAACGCGGTAGATGGAGACAGCACAGCGTTCAACGCCCTGTGGAACTCCACGGAGGCCGGTATCGGCGCACTGTCCCTGTTCAACGCAGGAGCAGACAAGTACAACAGTGTGCTCGAATCCATGCGTACCAGCGCAGGAGCAACCGAAAAGGCATACTCCACGATGGCGGACACGACCGACAAGAGCAAGCAGCGGATGGAGAATGCGTTCAACAACCTGAAAATCTCTGTCGGCGATGTGCTCAACCCCGCGCTCACGCAGGTATACGAGGGATTCACCAACGTATTTGCGGGCATGAGTGATTTTGTGGACGAGCACCCGGCCGTCGTGGCGGCCATTTCGGCCATTGCGGTCGGCGTGGGCGGATTCACGGGCGCGCTGGCTGCCTACAACCTCGCAACCACGGCTGCGAAGTTCGTGACGGAGGCATTCACCGCGACGCTGGCGGCTAACCCTTACGTCCTCGCGGCAGCAGGCATCGTTGCTGTTACAGCAGCGGCCGTTACCCTGACCGGAGTGCTGATTACGCAGAGCGACGAGTACGAGGGTATGACGGCCACCTGCCGTGACCAGTACGACGAGCTGCAGAGGCTGAACGACCAGTACAATGCGGCCTGTGAGCAGTACGGCGAGAACTCCGACGCGGCCAACAGCCTGCGTTACCAGCTCGACCAGCTCAACGACGAGTTTGAAGCCAACCGGCAGACCGTCAAGGAGTTTGTGGCGGAGTGCGACGGCCTCGTCGAGAGCCACAACAAGGTCATGGACGCCTACAACAGCTCCACCTCGAGCATCAAGGACCAAGAGCTCGGCACACTGGCTCTGACCCAGCGGCTCGGGGAGCTGGCCTCGCAGAACACGCAGACCACCGCGAGCTACACGGAGATGAAAGCCATCATCGACCAGCTCAACGCCGACGTCCCGGGTCTCGGCTTGACCTACGACGGCGTGACCGAGAGCGTAGACGCGACCGTCGAGGCCATCAAGAAAGCCGCAAAGGCGCAGGCTGATTCGGAGTACAAGGCCGAGCAGCAGCAGACCTATGTTGACCTGCTGAAAGAGCAGAGCAGCCTCGAGCAGCAAATCGCGGAGGCGGAGGCAAACCTCGACGCGGAGCGTCAGCGGCGCGGCATGAGGCAGGACGACGTCACCGGCGACTGGGTCAGCGGCAGCGGCTTTTGGATGGAGGACAGTCCGTGGGTGGCGTGGACTTCCGACATCGACGATTACAAGAAATCCCTCGAGGAGCTGCAAGCTGCCTACGACGAGAACCAGCAGACCCTCTCCGACATCGAGGGCGAGTGGCGCGGCGTCGCGCAGGCAGTCGAGGACGCGCAGAACCAGACCGTCACCTATGACGAAGCCGTCAGCATGGCTACGAGCTCCGCGCAGTCTGCTCTCGACGAGCTGACCGCAGCCTACGACAAGGCATACGAATCGGCCCGGACGAGCATCGAGGGACAAATCGGTCTGTTCGACACGATGAAAACCTCGTCGGAACTTTCCATCAGCGATATGGAAAAGGCCATGCAGAGCCAGACGGACTACCTCAACCTCTACTCTGAAAATCTCAAAAAGGCCGCAGAATACGGCCTCGATGACGGCCTGATTAAGTCGTTGAGTGATGGCAGCGAGGAAAGCGCGGGCTACATCAACGCCATCATCCAGAACATCGAGAAGCTGGGCGGTAGCACCGAGGGTATGCCCGCAGCAGCCTCCAAATTCGTGGACGAGTTTAACTCCAAGTTCGAGGAGACCGAAAAGGCAAAAGACGCCTTTGCGGACAACATCGCCAAGATGGAGACCGACTTCGATAAGACGATGTCGGACATCGAGCAGACGATGACCGGAACCGTCGAAAAAATGGAGATGGCCGACGAGGCCAAAGAAGCAGCACAGGCGACCATCAAGGCCTACTGCGATGCCATCCGTTCCATGACCGGCGAGGCCGGGAGCGCAGCGGAGGCCGTTGCGAACGCAGCCGCCTCCCACCTGAAAACCACGCCGACAACGACGCCCACCGCAACGACAGTCGCCGGTCACGCGAACGGCACTCTGTCCGCACAGGAGGACGTCTACATCGCCGGTGAGAAAGGCCCCGAGCTTATCATCGGCGCGCGCGGGTCCGAGGTGTTCCCCACGCAGGAGACCGAAAGAATCCTCGCAGCCGTGAACAGCGCGGAAAACGCCACGAACGCCCCGGAGCCCACGGCAAGCCCGCTCCCGGAGAATGACCTGCCGGAGGGTATGGAGGCCGTCAAGGAGTATTCCTATCTCACGGCTGACGGGCAGGGCTCTGATGCACAGCCCACCGGCATTGAGTACGTCGAACCGGAGGTGCAGGCGCAGACTACGGAGGAGGCTGCACCCACAGAGGAGGCCCCGGTCAACACGACTGCCCCGGCCGCCAGCGACGCGCAGCAGGAGGCCCCGGCCTCCTCCTCGGACGCGCCCAGCATTGGCGAGACCGTCAAACGCATTATCCTCGAAATCAACGGCAGCGGCTCCATCGACGTCGGCGGCATGAATGAGGAATCCGTCCTCGATATTCTGACGCGCCATGCAAAGCCAGTCCTTATGAGCATCATCAAGGGTGAAATCTTCGAGGAAGGAGACCTTGCCTATGATTTTTGAGAGCAGTATGCAGCTCTGGATTACGCACAACGGAGAGCGCGAGAAACTGCGCTTTCCTGTTCTGCCGACGAAGTTCGACGTCACTCACGGGACGAAGAACACGAGCGTCACCATCAGTGGCCTCGGCGAAATCCTCGTTTTGCAGGACCGGGCGGCCGTGGAGGTATCGTGGGACGGCTTTTTTCCAGCCGCGTATTTTCCGGGCATCCAGACGCCATTTATGCTGTCGTCACCGGATGCGATGATGCAGCGGCTTTTCGAGTGGAAAATCAGCGCGAAGCCGGTGCACCTCATCCTGACCGGAACGCGCGTAAACTTCTACGCGGCTATCCAGAGCTTGCAGCCTTACAGAAAAGGCGGCGACCCCGGGAGCATCTACTACAAAATCAAGCTCAAGGAGTACAGAGAGGTCAGAATCCGGCAGGTCAAAGTCAGCTCGACCGGAACTGCGACCGTCTCCGGCGGCTCCACCCGGACAGACAACCGAGTGCAGGCGAAAACCTACACGGTCAAGCCCGGAGACTGCCTCTACAACATCTCGAAATCGACCCTCGGCGACGGAGGCCGGTACAAAGAAATCTATTCCCTGAACAAGGATAAGCTCAAAAACCCGAATTTGATTTATCCCGGACAGGTGTTGCAGCTCCCGTGAGGTGAGGCAATGAGCAAGATTACATTCCTCGTCACAAAAGGCGAGACCACCTACGACATGAGCGAGCTGGTGGAGAGCGCGACATGGAGCGGCCGAAAGGGCTCCCCGGCGCGCACTCTTTCCGTATCGCTTATCGACGATGACGGCTGGAAACACGCCCGTTCCGGCATTGATGTCACCAAGGGAAACCACTGTGTTTTTTATTGGGAGGGCGCAGAGCTGTTTCGCGGCATCATCATGCAGCAGAGGCAGAGCACGAAAAAGACCATGACCATCAAGGCCTACGACGTGGGTATCTACCTGTCGAACAACAAAGACAGCTTTTGCTACAAGCGGAAAAAGGCGTCCGAAATCTTCAAGGACTGCTGTGACCGATTCCAGATTCCGTACAAGGACGTGGCCGACACTGGCTACGTCATCTCGGAGCTACCAAAGGCCAAAACGACAGCCTGCGATGTTATTCTGGACGCCTTGAGCCTCACGTTTAAGGCCACCGGCATCAGGCATTATGTGACGTCAGCCGACGGGAAACTGAGCCTGATAAAGCGGAAAGACAGCATTCTTCAATGGGTGGTGGAAACCGGCCGGAACCTTATAAGCTACGACTACACTTGCAGCATCGAGAAGGTGAAAACCCGCATAAAGCTGCTGTCTAAGGAGGACAAAGTGCTTGCCGAAAAGGCGGACACGGAGCTTGAAAAGACCATCGGCATCATGCAGGACATTTCCACGCCCGACAGCAACACCGAGGAGGCGAACCTCACGGACATGGCTGAATCCATGCTCGCAGAGCAGAAGCTCCCCAGCAAAACGCTGACAATCGAGGGCCTCGGGCAGGCAAACGTCATTTCTGGCGTCGGCCTGTGCATCATCATCAGGCCGCTCGGCATCTCGAACAGCTACTATGTAGACGAGGATACCCACACATTCAAGGGCAACTACCATTCGATGCGCCTTACCTTGAACATGGCAACAGACACCGAGCGGAGCGCAAAGGCGAGCGATGAAAAGAGCTCGACCTCGCACTCCGTCGGCGATAAGGTCCAATTTTCGGGCGGTCCCCAGTACGTTGCGTCCACCGCGACGTCTCCGACCAACAGCCCGAAAGCGGGACCGGCGAAAATCACTGCCATCGCCAAGAGCAAGAACGCAAAACACCCGTACCACATCATCCACACGGACAAGCAGAGCACAGTCTATGGATGGGTGGACGCCAGCCAAATCGGATAGGAGGAGCTGCACATGAACCCAGAAGATGCAACGAGCCTAAAGCAGCTCTTTCTATCTATGCTACCCAAAAACGGCGGCATCGTTGTCGGCACAGTCACGAAAGAGAGCCCGCTCACCATCCAGATAGAGAACGACGAAAAGCTCGAAATCTCTGGCAGCGCGCTCCTCGTCCCCCGGAACCTGACCGACTATCAAGTGAAAGTAGACATCGCCCTCGCGGACGGCAAAATCGACAGCAACACCCATGTGGGAGGCGCGCACGGCCACAAGTTCCAGTTGCTCGATTCCAGAGGCGGAGGAGTGACCGGCCTCGTCGGCTGCCCGTTTGAGGGCGATAAGGACAAGCCCGTGGGAGACTATCACAAGGTCGAGAGCAGCAAGGAGAGCGCGCACATCCACTCGCTGAAAACCTTTTCCATCGAGAGCGGTCTGCTGACCGTTTACAATGCGCTCAAGACGGGCGAATCTGTCTACCTTCTCCGCTTCAACGACGGTAAGAGCTACTACGCTCTTGAGAGGGCTATCGTATGAGCAGAGTATTTGTTCCCATTCCCATTTCCGGCATCGAGGAGGAGAAAGAGCAGCCGTCGCTCACCTACAAGCTCGACCTCGATACCGGGCGCATCGTCGGAAAGGTTGACGGCCTCGAAGCCGTCAACCAGTTTATTTTGAAAGCACTCCTCACTCCGCGTTTCCACTGCCTCGTCTACGACAACCAGTACGGCAGCGAAATCAAGGACACTGTCACGGACGAGAACGCGACAGAGGAGCTCATCAGGGCGGAAATCCCGAGACTTGTGGAGGATGCACTCCTCTGCGACGGCCGGATTCTTAAAGTCTATGACTTTGAGTTTGAGTTCAACGAGGATTCCTGCAACGTCCACTTCACGGCGGACACTATTTACGGGACCACAGAGGTCGAGGAGGTGATATAGAGTGTTTGAAGCCCAGACCTACGACAAGGTTTTGGAGGAGATTTTGAGCCGCGCGCCGGACGGAATCGACCTCCGGCAGGGCAGCATCTTCTACGATGCTGTCGCAGGCATCGCTTTCAAAATCGCCAAATACTATGCAGACCTCGAACAGGTGTTCGAGATGGTGTTTCTGGTGACGGCGACCGGCGATTACCTGACGCTCAAGGCGGAGGAATACGCCGTTTACCGGCAGGCAGCCGCGACGGCAAAGTACCGCATCAAGTACGACGGGGAACTCCCGGAGCTCGGGACGCGCTTCTTCTGCAGCGGCCAGTATTTTGTGCTGGCGCAGGATGACGCCCTCGGCATCTACATCGAGGCGGAGAAAGCCGGAACGGAGGCGAACGACATTCCGGCCGGAACCTCTGTTGTGCCGACCGACACGCAGCGGAGCCTCACGGCCTGCTCCATCGTCGAGGAGCTCGAACCGGGCGCAGACGACGAGGACGACGAGAGCCTCCGAAAGCGTGTACAGGAGAAAATCGCTGGACCGGCAGAAAATGGAAACCAGCAGCATTACAAAACGTGGTGCGAGAGCATCTCCGGCGTCGGCCGTGCGCGCATTGTTCCCCTTTGGGCGGGAGAGAACACGGTCAAAGGCGTTCTCATTGGCACGGAGGGCGGCCCGGCGTCTGAGGCTGTTGTGCAGCGCGTACAGGAGTACATCGACCCGGGCGGGACCGGCCTTGGCGAGGGACGGGCCAACATCGGCGCGCACTTCACCGCGACATCCGCCACGGCGAAAAGGGTCAACATCTCTTTCTCCGTGACGCTTGCAAAGGGAGGAGACCTCGCCAGCGTCAGGAGCGCAGCGCAGACGGCCCTCAAAGCTCAAATCAAGAGCATCAACCTCACCACGGACGACAGCGAAACGCCCACCCTGCGCATCAGCACGGTCGGCAACACGATTTACAGCCTCTTGGGAGTGCTGGACTACGCAAACCTCCGTTTCAACGGCCAGACGGCAAACGTCGAGGCCGGAAAAGAGGAGGTATTTGTTTTGGGGGAGGTGACAGTAAGTGAAACCAACCCTGTATCCTAACGGATTCCCCAGCGCATACGAGGAGCTGAAAACATTCTACCCGGTGTTCTACCGGGATGTTTTCGAAATGGACGCTATCTGGCGCGCAGCCGGAGGCGGGCTGGACGAAATCGAGGACGGCGTGGACGCTGTTGTCAACAACAACTTCGTATCCCTGATGGACACGGATACGCTGGCGCAGATGGAAACCTTCCTCGGTATCCCTCTGAACCAGAAGCGCACCCTCGAGGCGCGGCGCAAGCTCGTCGCCTTGTACTTCATCGGCGGCAACCACATCGGCTCTCAGGAGATAAAAGATATTGTTTTTGGATATACCGGAGCCTCGTCCTCTGTTGAATTCAAAAATAGCAGAATTTATGTGAAGCTCTTCCCAAATGATAACTCCACATTCTTATCGAGCGACGTCATGGAATGCTTGAAGCGCAAGATTCCGGCTCATCTTTCGCTTTCGCTTGTTCTTGCATATATTCCGGATTTACAGCCAGCCTACGTCGCCGCCGCACCCTGCGGAATGGCTGCCTTTTGCACCGTTCGGCTGCCCGGAAGCATCAAACCCCGCGCCGTCACGGCTCGTGGCTATGTTGCCGGTGCTATGAGCGCAGCGCGGATGCAGACGACCGTTGAACTGCCCGGAGCCATCCACCCGAAAAACATCACCGCGCAGGCATACGCCACCGGCGGGCTTGCGCACACGCACGAAACCGTAACCATCAAGATTGGAGGACAGACAACATGAGCTGGGAAAAATCCAGTTATACAACTGCCGGTGCCGCGCTCCTGTCGGAATCCCTCTCCGGCGGCGCGCTCACCATCACCCGTGCCGTGAGCGGCACCGGCATCGTTGAAACCGACTTGTCGGCAGAAACGACCGTCAGCGGCGAAACGCACGAACTGACCATCCTTGCGATTGACACCGTAAAGGACGGAGAGGAAACGGCCCGGAAAGTCAGCATCCAGATTACCGGAGCAGAAAGCACTTACATCATGCACCAGATCGGCGTATATGGCCGCCTGAATGATGATGCCGAAGTGCTGCTGTTCATCATGCAGGATGAACGTGGAATCGAAGTCCCTGCATCCAGCGTGAACGCTGATTTTGAAATTGAGATTGCTGCCCTTATTGCAATCTCGAACAAAGCAAAAATCGAAATTGCCCTCAGCCCGCAGATGCAGGCTTTGATGAAGCTGGTCAAGGCCGAAATTGAGAAGCACAACGCCGCCGCTGATGCCCATGCAGCGACCATCACGGCAGCGGTCAGCGCAGCCGTGAAGAACCTGTCTGAATCCGGGGAAATCCTGAACGAAGAACAGGTAAAGGCTCTTATCAAGGAGCAGGTGGACGGCGGCACAGGCGGCGGCTACTATGGCTCCTACAAACTCACCCTTGCAGCTGACGGGTGGAAGCCCGCCCGCAGCGAGGATGATTACGAAAACGCTGGCGGTATGGATTACTACCAGTGCATTTATGACGCAGAACTGTCGGACAGCACCAGCGAGCTTGTACCCGTTGGCGTTGTATCTCCTGGCAGCTTCTATACTACGACCAAAGCGGGCGTCCTGAACGGGTGCGAAACGCATGATGGTTTCATCAGATTTTTCGCTCAGCGCATCCCGGAAGCAGATATTCAGGCGACCGTAACCCTGTTCGGGAAAGGAGGTGGTTCGGGTGAAACCGGCAGCGTAAGCATCGGTCAGGGCTTGAAGCGCGACGCAAGCGGCGCTATTGCCGTCCGCATCGGCGAAGGCCTTGAC